CCAGCAGCAGCGAACGATAGATTGCCGCTTGCATCTGTGACAAGCGCTTGACCTACAGTGCCGTCGACATCTGGAAAAGATATTTCGGCGTCACCTATTTTAACCTTTTGGTTTCCCTTGCCTTTTAACTTCAGTGCGGTGTCAGTGCCGGTCGAAGCCTGAACCAAATCTGCTCGTAATGTTGACATCTTGCTCTCCGATTAGATAATCACACAGGTTCCTTGACAGTCCAGAACCACACCAGAATCCACGTCTAACGGGCCTGCTACACTTGCATTCGTGGAAGTTTCAATTGTAGTGCTGACGTCCATGTTAGTGTTGTTGACTCTGAATAGATCTTTTTTCCCGTTTTGAAGATCGCCGTGAGTAGTGCCAGAGCCAATAAAATATCCGGCGCCGCCTATGGACCCCCAAGACGAAGCGCCATAACCTTCGAATTGCCCCAGACTTGCATTGAATCTTAGGTATCCGCTGACACCTGTCGGGCGCTGGGCCGTGGTCCCGGCAGGCATATACGCCGCGCCAGTGCCGGTATTCTTCTCGACAACGGTGGCCGAAGATAGAGCGGCGACTTGCCAAGCTGAGCCGTTGTACACCTTGAGGTTATTGACGGTTGTATTGAAGTACATGTCTCCGGCGGTGAGGGCATCTCCATCGTTGTCTAATGTTGGGTCAGAGCTTTTCGCACCCAAGAAAGTGTCATCGAAATTATCAAGCGCTGCTTCAGCCGCAGTCTTCGCAGTCTCCGCTGCTGTCTGCGCTGTTTCAGCTGCGGCCTTGGCTGTCTCGGATGCGGTTTTTGCTGTGTCTGATGCAGTTGCCGATGTCGCGCTTGCGGTTGCGCTGGCAGCCGATGCTGTAGCTGAAGTAGAAGAATTTGTGGCTTGAGTAGCAGCGGTGCCGGAACTTGATGCGGCAGCAGTAGCACTAGCGGCACTTTTTGCAGAATGATGGAGTGATGAATAACCTGATCCATCTACGGCTGAATCTTCAGCCTGTGTCGCCCAATCCTTTGCAGACCCATCGCCAACCGTTGTACCTAACGCCCATTCCTTCGCAGCGTAATTTGTGCCGTCTACAGTAGCGCCAGTTGTCTGCGCCCAATCTTTAGCAGACCCACCAAGTGTCGCTCCTGTCATCGACGAGCCTTGCGCCCAATTTTTAGCAGAGCGGTCGTTAGTTCCTGCGCCGTTTACTTGGTTAGTATCCTGCGACCAAGATTTAGCACTGCCACCAGTGGTGGCCGCAGTGCCAATAGCGTATTCTTTCGCGCTGTATTCTGAGGTATCAACTGCTGCACCAGTTGTTGTAGCCCATTCCTTTGCGGCTCCCTTGCCAGATGTTGTTGTGACACCTGTGCCGCCGATTGCGTATGCTTTGGCTGAGTAATCTGTGGAGGATATTTGGCCGTCCGTCTTGCTCGCCCAGTCCTTGGCCTCGGATACGTCTACAATTCTTGTCGTGTTGGAACTGGCAATAAAGGCTGCTTCATTTGCGTAGGTTGCACCGGCAGAAAGGCCGGTGACAATGTAGACGTCTTTGGCAGCTACAGTGACTATATCGAAATTCTGGTATGTGTTGCTACTGTTGAAGACACCACGCTGACCGAATAGATAGGTGACGTCTGTCCAGCCGGTAGATGGCCCAGCAAACTGGCCGACACGAACTTGGAATTTATCAGTGGCGGGGTCGAGCCTGAATTCAAAGTTGTCTGAGCGGAAAGCCCCGGAAGCAGCCGGGTCGAACAAGTCCCCCAGAAGATCGTAGACTGTGCGGTCCCCAATCTCCATTGCCTCCATATATGTGTCTAAGATCCACTCCCCTGTCTTGGAGGAAACAAATCTTAGTTGTTCGCCTGTTGGTCTGGTTTCAGCCATCGTCGTAGTAACCCATTTCTTTCATCATTCTAATGAGTTTTACTTTAGTTAAAGCATATCTGTCGTCCGGTTTATCGGCAGCAATTGCTTTTGCTTCTGCTACTGACAGCTTTAATTTGGCTATCTCCTGCTCCAGTAAATTTATACGCGAGCAGCAGTTGTCTGTTCGGACAACACACTCTGTATCTACCACCGCGCAAGCAGCGTCGACGTAATCTGCTGTGCGCTGATCAATCTCCGGGCGAAGTGCCGCCTTTACAGTTGCACTCATGCCGCTTCTCCCATTGGTATCAGGTTGCCCTTTTGAACTTCATTGTCTACTTCTCCAGCTGGGCGTACCGACGCACCACGCATTTTCTCCATCATGGCTACTTTCTGACTTGGGGACTCTCCCATTTGTCGCTCTTCGTCTGAGATTCGGAAGCGGTCCAAGTCTGTAATACCCATAGCACGTATTGCTTCCTCTGCTATCAGGCCAGCTTTGTATTCCATGTTAAGCCCGGTCTGGTTCATAATCTGAAGCATATTCATCCATGTCTCTGCATTACGGGTCGGTTCAATCGGGAGAGTGCCATCAATTACTAGGTAGTCTATTTCTCCTTGCAGATCCTTAGACACATCATAATCCAGATAGCCTTCTTTTGATTTTGGCATCAATTGCGTAGGTGTGGTATATTGATCCAGTTTTATAGATCCTTTCATTGTCAATGCATCCTGAATGTTACCAACCATCATTCGCACGAGCGGCCTTACTGTGGTCGCTGACATAATTCGGGCAAGCACTCCAAGACGCTGTGAACCCAGCTGAGTAAGTCTTGCTATTTCTGTTGCTGTTCTTACATCTGGAGTAGGAATGCCCTGCTGAGCGTCTGAAGCTGCTGATACTCGCTGTTTCAGTTCAGACATTGCAGCAATATCATTGAAGTGACCTCTGGTTACATCTGGGATTTCGGCAATGAAAACACCGTCACCCGGCTTAACTCCGGGGAGCGTTCGTACAACACCCCACGGATTCCTGTCGATAAGATCAGGAATGGAAACCTGAGTCGGATCAACAAAAATCAGGTTGTTTAATGCCGCTGAAATATTGTCGATACGCGAGCGCATAAGGTACGTCGCAATATCGTGCATCGGCATCATTATGTCATAAAGAGATTGGCCGTACGTCTTGTGGGAGTCTTGGTACAGGCCGCCGATAACAATCGGGAATTGCTGGCCGTACGGATTCAACTGGAATCTGATTACAACATCTTCGTCTAAGATGGATACGATTAACCAGATTTGGTCAATCGTTGGGATATTAATTTCATGGCCAGACAGGCGGACCCAAGCCTCGTCGACAATACGGGCATCGCCAAGAGTGAAGTAGGCGTGGGCACCTTGGCCTCGCTGGTGGGGCTGTGCTGGGTCGATGGACAGTCCCTTTCCTTCTTCTGCATGAAATCTATGTCCCTCCCACGCAGCTTTTGGCGGCGATGTTCTATGTTGAAGTTCAGGTCGTTCCTTTAGTTTCGGATATAAATTACTGAAAGTAAGAGCGTTGTAGGACATGAAGTCTGAGAAGACGATGTACTGCATGTCCTCCCAGTCGCCCCAGTTAACTCGTGGGTCGGGGAAACAGCGGCGTGGATCAAAATTTATAATTTTGTTTTGGTTAGTAGCGCTGTCCCAAATCATCTTGGTTGGAGCAAAGCCGTATCTGACACTGTCCAATAGCATTTGCGCTAGGCGGGCTTCGCCCGCCGAGCGTCTCATTTGTTGATGAAGAACCCTCTCAAGGATGAGAGCCGCGTCTCTGCTTTCCCTATTAAGACCCTCAAGCTGGAACATAGGATTACGGCCACCCAAAGCAGCCATGAGATAGGTAAGCACAGTATCCGCAATAGCCCTCGTATCAGCAATAACAGCCTTTTCGCGGAACTCTGTAGTATCAGGGGGAACATAGACATCATGCGCTCTATCCGCCTCTTTCCAATGGGAATAACGCCCTTTGATTTTAAAGTAAGACATATCTACCATTGACTTCACATAGTCAACGATCCGCCTTTCTTGCTCTTCTGATAGAAGATCAGCTATGTCTTCATAGCCTACGATTTTCTCTGCAAACTCAGACAAATCAGCAATAACGCCATCCGTTGGCGGGCTTTGATATCCGCTTCCGGTGTACGTTGTTTTCTTTTTGTTGGCCATGCGTTATTTCTACCCTTTACGATTTAGGAGGTCGTCCCGCTAGATTCCCCAGCCACTAAATTTGGGGATATCTTTGTTCACCCTCTCCCGTAGAGAACTTCCAAGAGAGTCATGTAGGGAATTAAGAGACTGTGATGTGTCTGTCATCATCTCAAACATCTCAGGACTCATGGATGTTCGGGAGAGAACATCTATGGTTATTGTCATTGCGTCTACTTGGTCGTCGTACATGCCGTTCGGGAATGTCACAGTCTCGTCCATGAAGTCGTCTATCCACTTGGCATTCTCTGGGAGAAAAACTCTGCCCCCTTGTATGAGAGGAAGGATAGCACTTACACGACTGACTTTATCGTGGACGACCTTGTAGGGGATTATAGACATGCCGCTCTGACGCTTTAGTTCTTGGACAACAGACTGCCCACTTGCCTTGTCTTCAACGTAGATTGCGCGCAGGGCCTTGCCCCTCCACCTGTTGTTTAATTGGATAAGACGCTGCTTCAGTTCTGGGAAATCCCATTTGCCACGCATGACATCAATAATGTAGATGTCGCCATTTCTGTCCAGACCGCCTATTACAAAAGCGGAGTAGTCTGATGTCTCTGTTTTCTTGAAGGCTGTATCAACTCCGATGACTACAGACATAAAATTTTCCGGCTTCAAATCTTCCGGGTAGAATCTCCACCATTCTGACTTGATTAAATTTCCGCCCTCTATATATGGGCGCTGTTGATACAGGCTTGCGAATTCCCTTTTGTTAAGTCGCTCTCTTCTTTTCAAATCTTCAAGGGGGAATCTCTCAGGCCATAAAGCGTGTTCCTCCTCCTCATATATATGTCTCTTGCTGGCAGTTACTTTATGGAGAGAACCGGGTTCCATCTTCTGAGGATGGCCCTCTGGCAAATCTACCTTGGAAATCTTCTTCCCCTTTGATACACCCACAGCCGGGAAATTAATATGCTTCCATCTCCCTTCTCCCCAATCTGCTGTTTGCATCAAACGACCAGCAAGATCATCAGGATGCCATCTGGTCAGGATTATAATTTGTTTCGGTGGGGTGCCATCCGGCAGAGGCTGTAGACGAGTTGCTAGTGCAGACGTGTAGTAGTTCCACGTCTTGTTTCGCTGAGTCATAGACTCAGCGTCTTCCCTAGACTTGATTGGATCATCAACAATCAGAAGATTGGCAGGACGACCTGACGTGGTGCCACCAACACCGACACCATAGTATGTCCCACCTACATCTGTACGCCATACGTCTGCTGCCCTACTGTCTTGGGATAGGACGAAAGACGGGAAAACTTGACTGATCTTTTTGTCTTCAACAATTGACCTGATTTGTCTGCCAAAATCCATTGCAAGCTGACTATTGTAGCTTGAAGACATAACCTGTCGCTTTGGATCTCTCCCCATAAACCAGCTTGGGAATAATATTGTCCCGAAAGTAGACTTTGCATGACGAGGGGGCATTGTTATTAGAACATTCTCACAGCCGAGAGAGTTCTTTTCCAGTTTGTCGAGGACGTCTACAAGTTCTAACTGAAAATCAGGCAGGCTCCACTCCGGGTACATCATTTTTACGAAGCCAAGGAACCCTGCCTGTGCATCCTTCAACCCAATGACGTACTTTGCCACCTCTGCGCGGCTCATCATGTTTGTAGTGTTATTATCCATTGCGTTTTTGCCTTAATAGACGAGCAGCTGTTAGATCTATTGCCACTGCCCTGTCGTGAATGGTGCCAGCCATGACTTTTGCGACCTGATCCATCACTGCTTCTTGGCGCCTATGCTTTGGAACGCCCTTTAGGTCCAGTTCAGCCATAGCTTTGCCGAATTGGTCTGGAGTAATGGACGATTTTAGCCCGTCAGGCTGCCTGTTCTTTGCTTGCATTGCTATTCTCCACGTAAGAAACCTCAATCCCGGCAGCGATACGCTCTAATTCGTCCCTAGACAGGTCAATTACGTCCTTATGGTTGATTTCATGCTGGTGATATGAGGCTGAAAGGTCTGGGACCACCTTATTTAGTAGGGTTGCGAACACTCTAGCCTGTGTTGGGGACCATTCTATGTTCCCAAGTATCACTTCATTGGCCAAATCAAGCTGATTTCGTACAAAATTAGCTATTTGCCCCCGTATTTTAGATGATTGAGCGGGAGATAACCTATTTACTGCTGCTTTTTCAACCACTTTAGCCACTTTTTGAGCCTCTTTTTCGTTCTTACGGCGCTCCCAGTACCGCTTTCTGCACAATACAGAGCAATTTTGCATCCTGTCTACATGACTAGGCTTACATTCGAACTCTCTTCCACATGTTATGCAACGCTTTCTTACCGGCATTTGGCCTGAAATTTCATTTTATGCTGCGATTGGTAGTGAAGTAGGGGAGTAGATCATCGACGCGCGGGCATCGGCGGGGGTGAACCCTCCCCCCCTACACGTCGCGCACCCGCAGTTCCGAAGGAACTTCCAAGGGTAGAAATCCACGGCGATTTGCCGAGGATCGTGTAAACGCGAGGAGAAAATCGCATGCCTACACGTACACCGAAACCAACGCTTGAGAGCGCGTCGACGCTCGTCGAGATCAACGCCGCCATCGCGGCCGACCCGAAACTCGTGCCCGAGGCCATCGCAATCCTCGACGCCCGCGCAGCCCGCAAGCTCGCGAAGGGCGCGCAGGGAAACGCTGCGAAGGCCACTCACGCGGCCGACCAATTGCGCGAGGGCGCAAAGCAGATCGACACGAAAGCGGCCAACAAGACGCAGGCGCCGTTCAGCGCGCCTCGCGAGAAACGCGGCAGCACACGCAAGGTCCTCGTCACGCCTGCGATCAACCCGGAAATCCTCCTAGCGCTCGGGCGTGACCCGCTCGCGGGAGAATCGCCCGCGATGACGATGTACCTCGCGCTTTGCACGCCCGAGACGAAGGAGTAACGCATGAGGGGGCGCGTTCGCGCGCGCTCCCTTTTTTTTGCGTGTGTTTTTTTAGCGTATGAGGAGGATTTGCGCGATGACAACATCACATCGACGACATCACAGACGTTTTGAGATCCGCCTCGTGCGCCTCTGGACACTACCTCACATATGCTGTTTGACGTCATGTCAACAACTTACACAACCTCACGGGACAATGTCGTCCCGCGACAACACCACAACACACAGGAGGAAGGCATGACCATGTACTGGGTCAACGTCTACGAGATCATTGCGGATGAGGCTGACTACTGCGCTGTCGCCGAGTTCCAAGGATCACAAGGGTTATTCGACAACGCGTTCGACGCCGCGAGGTTCGTTAACACGATTCCCGGCGGCTCGGCGCAAGGACTTCCGACACGTCTGGGTGACCAGTGCGTATTCGTGAAAGTGGAGCATAAGCGTGGTTCAACCCACATGATTGCTCTTCCATACCAACCACATGCACAGGAGAAAGCTGCATGACGCAAGAACAGATAGAAGCAGTCGTAACTCACTGGCTCGACTTTGCGGGCAAAGCTGAACTGGAGGGCAAGCCGGGACGTGCCCGCTTAGCCTTCAGGAAGGCGTTGACCAATGACGCCTTGATCGCTGATGACAAGATAGACGACCTCTACGATCATTACACGATGCCAACTTGATGAGAGACTTCAGGCCCGTCAGCAAATGGCGGAAGATGACATCAACGATCACGATGGTGGCGCTCTGCGCCATCATCGGCCTCGCAATGATGGTCATTATTGTCGAGTGGCTCGTCGGTTGCGGCGAGAAGGAATACTCAAGCGACGGCACTTACGACGTCATCGACTGCGTGTTCTTCGACAACAACCCAACACCTGAAGGGACATGGCGATGACAAAAGCCAAGGAGAAACCACGCATTCACGGCTCGACTCCAAACCACACGTACATTGGGGAGCCGTGGGCATGGAAGCGGATATTCGACGCCGCTGCGGAGAAGAACGAGACAAAAGCGTTAGACAACATCAAGAAATTGGTGATGACACGCTTGGGAGCGCCGAGATGACGCTTGCAACACAGTCTCGTATATTATACAACCTGTTGTCTTACAAGGGAGACACAACATGAAGACAGACAACATCGAAAGGCCAGACGAAGGACGAGTGCCGCCCGAAGCCTGCGTAGAATACGCACAGGAACTTGACGGCATCCTGTCAATACCCTCCTTCACAACAAGACGTACTCTGTTGCGAAAGTGGGTCAGCCGTGATTGGCTAATAGTCTACGAAAGCCACTCAGATGGTGAGATAACCGTGAATGGCTTCAATTGCACACATCAGACGTTATCACACATAAACGATCCTTTACACAGGATCGCTGACGCCTTTAAGAACTCACCGATGGTCGGTGTGAACCCGGACCAGATCTCACCGAAGCCAACAAGTCACGGGTTGAGGGACAGCCTAGACGTGGATACTCTCAAGGGCCTTGCTCTCGGTGTGATAACCGTCGACCATATCATCGAGGCAATCATAAACCCCGCCGCATACGGCATCGAAGTCGAACCGGACAGCAGGGCTAAGACGCGTTGGGTCTTTGGGCGTCCATCGGGGTGTACCGAGGAACGATTGCGAGTAGTAAGCGACGAACTCTTCGGGCAAGTTGGGTACAAGCCTAAAGATGCCAAACTCAAGCGAGCAGATTACACGCTTTCAACCATCATCAGCACCATAGACGCATTGGTCGACGATGAGTACGGAAACCATCAAGAAATCGGCGAGACGTTAAAACCGCTATTCGATGATCCGGGGATGATTGACAATGTGATCGAAGCAATGGACACACGCGAAGGTGGCCCGGAAAAAGGCTTTCGCGAAAATGCAGACGCAACCTTACGCAAGGCTGTGGCAGATATTTTCGAAGTCGACGGCGACGATATTGTTAGCGCCCAACAAGCCACAACCAATCACGACTTCAAGAAGATAGCCGCGCCGCAGGTGCATGAGCAGGCCGCAGTTGACGCAGTCACTAATGCCCTGTCATTGCAATCAATGGGGTCCATCGTTGAGGCACACAACAAACTCATCGACGAACTCACCACCGCAAAAGCCGCACAAGCTACGGTTCTTGCAATGCCAGCTGTGATCCCAGACATGACGGGAGAGGACGGCGAGCCATCTGGCACTCACAAGATGGTGAAGGCAAGGTCTGTGTTCAAAATCAGGGCTAAGGGCTTTGACATCGAAGTCCCGAAATTCACTTGGGACTCCACTCACAAGAATGTCCCTATCATCGACCCTGATTATGTCTTCGAGCCATCGTCTCTGCGCCGCATACTAAGGGCACTGTTGATGAACAAGACGTTCTACCTCCACGGTCACACAGGAACAGGCAAGACAACACTGGTCGAGCAGGTGGCTGCTCGTTTGCAGTGGCCACTTGTGCGTCTAAACCTCCACGGCGAGATCAGCCAGATGGATTTGCTTGGACGTGAAGTGTTGCGTAACGACAACGGTGTGACAATAAGCCAATACCTTGAGGGACCAGTGCCACAAGCAATGGCCGGTCCTAACATCCTGTTGTTGGATGAGATTGACTACATCAGGGCGAACGTCAGCTACGCACTACAACGTGGCCTTGAGGGCCACGGGCTAATGCTCACAGAGGACGCAGGGCGCATCATAAAGCCTCACCCGCTATTCAGGTGGGCAGCGACAGGAAACACGCAGATGAAGGGCGATGAATACGGAATGTACCGAGAGGCACGAATACAATCATCTGCGTTCATCAATCGCTGGGCCAACTGGGTCCACGTCGATTACATGAGCAAGCCACAACGCAGGAGGTTGTTGAAAGCCAAGGTGCCATCAATCTCAGACGATTTTCTGGAGAAACTGGTGCAGTACACCGCAGAACATCTGCGAGCCTTCACGAACGCTGAAATCATACAGCCTCTAAGCCCGAGAGATTACATCGAAGCCGCTGACGCACAGGTCGCGTTCTTGGCAATGGGATTGGATGAGACAGAGGCCACGAAGGAGGCTTTGATCACATCCATCATAGACGCAGCAGTACCACAAGACGCTCAAGTGTTGCGTGGTCTGGTGCAAAATGTATTCAACGTGCAAGTCTAGGGAGACACACATGAAGAAAGTCAGATCAGAACACCTACAGGGCGAATTGAGCGTCACTGCGGGTGTGTTCAGTAAGAACGACGACCTTGAGGTCGTCTTTCAAGGAGACACAGCGCAAACAAACGGCAGCACGGTAATCCTGCCATCATTACCACACCACACATATGTCTCACGAAAAACTGTGGACATAGCACGGGGATACGTGAAGCACGAAGCCGGACACGTACAACATTCCGACATGCCAGCAATCAGTCGAATGATTCGTGAAAGCGAGGCTATAGGCAACAAGATGTTGCCTAACATTGCGAACGCACTGGAAGATGTATGGTTGGAACGACGTGTCAAAGCCGAGTACGCCGGGGCAAACTCAAGTCTTATGGCTACGACTACAGCCGTAAATGAGGAATTCCTCAAGCAATACGAAAGTTGGACACCAGAAGAACGTACAGAAAAAATGGCCGACGAAAGTTTCGTTGGCGCAGTCGCTCTCACATGGGAAGGACGCAAGGGCTACGGCGAAGAAACGAACACCAAGTGTCTTGATCTATTGCCTGATAGCGTCAGGAACAAGTTAGCCCCTCGTATCAAAGCACTGAACGACTGCCGAAACTCTGAAGACGTGATTGCTTTGGCGCGCATGATAGACAAGGACATCCGAGAGGATGTCGGGAAGAAAAAGCCCAGTGACAAGCCCGGATTAGGCAAGCCCTGCGAAGAAGGCGAGGAAGGCGAAGGCAAAGGTAAGGGTAAGGGCGAAGCCAAAGACGACAGCGAAACCAAAGGCGAAGGTAAGGGCGACGAGCGTACTAAGGAGGAGGGAGAGAAAGAGGCAGAAGAAGAGGGAGGCGGTGACCAAGGGTATGTGCCTTTGGATACAAAGGACATGTACGACGGATCACTGGCGAAAATGGTAGCCGACGTGCTTAGACACGACAGTAAACCACAACCCGGCGAAGAATACTGGCGCCCGTTCTCAACTGAAGACGACAGGATTATCACTAGGCACAATGACCGCACCAAACGCAATGGCCAGAAGAGTGTCTACAAGGCAATCGTCAAGGGAATGGGATCTAAACTCAACGCCATGCAACGCAAGTTGGAAGCATCACTTGCTGCTCAACTGGATCGTGATTGGGAAACAGAACAGCTGTCGGGACGACTGGATAACAGACGTCTTGTCCCTGCGTACAACTGTACACCCACCGTCTACAAGACACGACTCCCAACGCCTGAGATTGACACGGCAGTAACACTACTTGTCGACCTGTCAGGGTCTATGTGTGGCAACAAATTAAATCTAGCGCGCGAAGTCTGCGTGTCATTGTTGGAATGCCTTGACCGTCTTGGGACATCAACCGAGGTGATAGGCTTCAGAACAGGACGTGGGATGGTTCGTGGCGCTACTTACGATGACCGCTATGACAAGAAGTGGTCAAGAACAGGCGCACTGGATCACCACATTTACAAGTCATTCAACGAACGCCTATCTGATGCCAAATGCACGTTCAGTGCGATGCTAAATGACGGCGGAGGCGCAAACTCCGATGGCGAGAGCCTTGATTTAGCCAGAGAGAGGCTAGTAACACAGGTAGAAGAACGGAAAATTATGATTGTCCTGTCTGACGGGTGGCCAACAGGTTGCGGTGGAACTTGTGATCCAAACCAACATCTTCGAAATGCTGTGGAGCGTTGCCGCAAAGACAAGATTGACTGCGTCGGCATAGGCATCATGTCAGAAGCCGTAAAGGAATTCTATCCCGCGTTCACAGTGTGCGAGTCACTGGAAGATTTACCCAAGTCAGTCATACAGGAAGTTGGGCAGCTGCTTGTCAGCGACAGATATGTAGCAAGCAATGCCGATCTTAGGAAGCCATCGGGTTATGCCCGTATGGCGGCCTCCTAAACGTGACCTCGTTGTTCACACATTTTGGCTACGCTGGTTCCCCGGTAAACCTCTGGGATTCTGGGCAAGTGTGGCCAAAGAAATTAAGCGACGAGGCATACGTAAAGGTGACAAGCGTAAGATCACGCAAGTTTGTCACGAAGTTTGGAAAGCGTGGTGCAACATATATGGGAAGGGAGAATGAAACAGGAGAAACGGGCATTACATTTCTGGGACGAGGCCCCCAAAATTGGGACTGGTTTCCGAATTGTCACGGCCTCGATAGGCAGAAAGTACGTCTATCTCAAGACAAACTATCGAAATCAGCGCATCACAAGGAAGGTGTGGGATCAGATGCTTAGACGTAAACGTAACCAACAGTCGGGAGTATTGTACGACATGAAGAAAACGACACGTAAGACAGCCGTCAAGCCACGAGAACTTGACCTTGGCGATAAGATAGCCAAGAGCAAGTTGGCCGGATACGGCATTGAGAGTGAGGAAGAGGCTGATGTGCAGCCTGATGCTTTTGAAAGAGCCACTGGCGTCGAACGGCGCCCACTGTGGGAATTACCTGACGATGACAGGCCCATCACAAGACATCTGGTAGCAACAGATAAAAAGAATGCCACTCACGCGAAGGAACTTCGGGAACAAAGCCAAGACCCTCTTACGATCCCAAATTTCCTACGTCGTCAGCGTCAGCTTGAGCATCCGGCTTATAGTGGTCGGTTGGTTGAGATGGCCTCTAAATTCCATCGTGCCAATGGTAGTGTGGAGATACCAAGTGAGCAATTAGACGAAATTGTGAACCTGCTGCACCGCACACTCGGAGACACGATGGAAAAGGCAGGGCTGCTATGGAAAACAGCCGCTGCCAAGAAGACCAAGAAGATGCTCACCGCTCTGATCAAGCAGGCAGTTTGGACACCAGACGGAGACCATCATTACACGATCAACATAACCGATAGTGAAAAGGAGTAACGCAGATGGAAAGATTGTCCATCAAAGTCCGTAATTGCACGGCAATCAAAGTTACTTCCGCGCTTAGAGCGCGGAAGGGTGACTACATCTTGGTCGCAGAAGATGGGACCACGTCTTCAGTAACGGGACGCGTCTACCATGCACTCAAAGCGCAGTTTGGAGAGACGAAGAAGTTGTCTGCTGGTGGCGAAGAGAAGACACCTTATGGCCAAGGGCCGATTGGCAAGGCCAGTCAGAAGTACCCACGGAATCTTATGCGTGGAAGAATTGTCACGGCGTTGAAAATTCCGATGCTAACTGGGGTGCTGTGCGAAACCGTCTTGGAAGCCAAGGACACGTTTGACGGGAACATGTGCGGTTATATCGCAAAGATATGCAATAAGCTGGAGCGTGACGGCGAGATTGAGTTTGTACACATAACTGCACCTGATCGTAACGGTAACATGAGAAGGCAGAAATTGTGGGCGGAGACTAGGGCTTATAACAAGGAGAGTCTTAGCGCTCACGCTCAGACTACATACACCACCTATGACCGTTCAACAAATCGGGCAACAAAATGATAGCGCTAGCAGAAATTGCTAAGGAGTCCACCCATATCCCGTGTTCTATATGCGGGTTGGATGTCCCGCATCATGTACGCAATGGAGAAGTTGTCTGGGCAACCGGACACAATGCCGAGCCAGTGAATGATGGAAGGTGCTGCGATTGGTGCAACGAGAATGTTGTTATCAGACGACGTATGAATGACCGTATGCGAGCGCAAAAAGAAGAGCGGTCATAATGGTTAGGCTCGCCAGAGGATTAGACGGTGAGTGCCTCGGCGTAGTCTTTGGATCATGCAAAACCCCGTCAGGCCGTGGGCTTGCCTACTCCTCCGTGACACTTTCTGGGAGCCGCGACGGCCACCTTACAATTGACCAAGGGAGGTGAGAGATGACTGATAACAGCAAGAAATTTTCTGATGATTTCGATTTCCCCTGCATACTGAGTTGTGACGACCCAGATTGTAAGTGCAGGCAATCAATTGAGTGGCCAGACAACATCACGTCTGGTTGCCCCCACAAGACACAACACATAAGGGAGACTGACTGATGAACGAAGAGGTATTGGCGAACAATCTGAAGAAGATGTTGGACACGACTACACCACCGGAACCGCCCAAGCTGGTGACAAACTTGGTTGACTGCATGACTGCCGTAGAGGTCACGGGGTTGATGCTGTATTGCTCTGCGTTAATAGGGCAAAGGGCAACTGCGGAACTTGTCTGCCATATGGCCAAGAGGAAGCAGATAGACCTCAGTGTTATCCGTGCTTTTGAGGACGCAGGAGTCAGGGTCAAGATGAGGGTGAGGCCCGAATCTGCACCGGCTGCCCCCGTACCAACTCCACCCAAGACGAAGACGGAAGCGAAGGTAATCAAAGGCAAGCCATCACGTCGTGGCAATGGGTGGGGTGGTAAGAAGGGTCCTGTGTGGCTGAAGCAAGTAGACAGCATCGACAAGACGCAGAACGGGATGGACGCCATTGACGGTTCGTGGCTATCGGACCCAACGTCTATGGATGACATGACGGACATCAACAAGCCCGTACTAATGGGAGTCAGGTATCCTGATAAGCATTACGCAGTGCTGATTTATAAGAAGGGCGCAACGGCAAAACTGAAGTGCCAGACTGCCATACATGAGGTGAAGGATGCCAAGTTGTTAGACGATTCGTCTCTCTTCAAGAGCATGCTGCCGGTTCTTGACAAAAACTTAAGCTAACCTGTATAACTGGTTGAACAAAGCGAGTAAATGCCATGAGCAAACGGGAGATTGGCACAACAGAGGTAAAGATTGCGTGTGTAATGCACCGCCTTACCTTTGTGCGTGACTGCATTAACCACAACCACCCCGTTTCCGTGAAAGAATTACAAAGGGCAATCGACGACATGTCTGAGATAAAGACTTCCCTTCGCCTTGAGGATACGCCAAACCAAGAGCCAGATGACGATGGATGGGTGACTATTTTCCCCACCCAAGATACGTTAGAGGTGCCAAGTGAAAACCCTGATCGATTCGACGTCGTCTAGTGTGATATGCCCAAGCTGTTCGGGCTTAACCAGAATTATGTACACACATGGGCATGTGACTTGCGAATTCTGTAGGTGGCCTATAGAAACATGTTGTGACGGTGAGTGTGCCCAACCAACTGAAGGAGAGGGATATGGCCGACGAGAAGCGGGAACTTATCAAAGTTGGAGAAGTCGACTTGATCTTAGACGCGGCCAAGGAGCAAGTCATTGGAGTTAACTGGCGTTGGACAGAGAACGTCACCTCCGCTATAGGCGCAGTAACTACAATCAATTCATTGAAGGCGTCTCTCAGAGACGTAGGCTGGACAACGTCAGTTGTTATGGCGGCAACGCCGCGAACTGAAGAAGACCCAACTGATACACAATCACCAACGCCTGTCGATCAGGCCACGGTAACCGAAGTGAGCGACAATCAAGAGCCGCCTGCTGTTGACCTCGGCAGTTAAGGCGCACGACTTTTTCCTCCCTTAGTCGGAATGGTTGTCGCTTCTGCCCTCGACCCACGCCAACGGGTCGGGGGCTTTTTTTTATCTACGCGCAAGACATGTGTATAGATCACCGCAGTCAGCCGGTTGCTTCGTATTATCCTGAGTGCAAACCGTACTCCAATCCGCCAATGCACACGCATTAAAGCGTGTTTCATCCAACCCGATCTTCGCGCGCTTCAATCCTTCAATCCATTTACGACTGGACGGGTATGAAAATTGTCGCCATTGATAGATGCTCACGGGGCGAAACCCTGACGACAACATTGCGTCTACGTAAAATTGCCATGTGTGTAGATAGCATGTGTCATTGAAGTATAGCCCCGGCATGTCGTCACTGACATTTACGGTAAACGCTACAGTATCCGTTACTTTTGACAGCCGCCTGAACATCCCCGGTATATCATTGGAATGATCGAACGACTCCACTGAAATCGCTACATCAAATCTACCTGATGGAAATTCCTTATCGAAATTCCCTATCTCAACGTCGAAGTTACAGACTTCTTTTTGTTTGGGTGAAGACGTAATACCAACAATGCTCGCGCCGAGTTCCCTAGCTATCTGGTGACCGGGGCCACCCCATCCACTACCAATGTCCAGAACACGAGAGCCGCGCCGGATAACCGGATACAATAATCTTGTAGACGTCTGACAGGCAGCCTCTAAGGTCTCGTCTCCAAAAAAAAATCCGTGATGATAGTGACGCTCCGGGCCAAGGATTGTAGCCCAGACGTCCGGGTCGTCGTTGTAGAACTTGGTAATAAAATCGAAGTCTATCACTTATTGCCGTTGAATTTGTCTCGCATTTTATTTACGAATTCCCACAAGCTGGATATCTGTTTGTTCAGAATGTCTATCTCTGCGCGAGCCTGCACAAACTTTGCATACAATTCACGTCTTTGTATCTCGTTTACATCTTTACGCAAGTCTGATGTTTGCTCTCGCAGCTTGGTGAACATCACTATTGCAAGGCCAATGAAGATAATCTGATGCCAGTATTCTTTGATGACGTCCACTAATGCACCGTCCCTATCTCAAAGTAGTGGTCGATAACATGAGCCTCGGTGGGGAAATCGCTGACAAAAGTCTGACACTCGACCATTGCCCCTTCGATATGCTCATCCCAGTAATCTATAAAACGCGTGACCTTTGGGAGTTCAGGTAACGTGTCCTCAGTCTGCCAGACAAATTGTTGAATCAGATGGCTGAAGTCTGGCAACCTATACAGGATGTTGACTGTCACAATACGAGGGAGATTAATAAATATCACTGTTCACTGCCATATATCTCTTGCCACACCGCCCAAGTTCTTCTCTGACATTCTTTGATTGTCGGGGTGGACGGGAACGCCTACGTGGATACGAAATCTGTCCAGTTCCTCTGTAAACGGATCTCCATACGGTTCCCCTCCAGTCCACCCGTGCATCTTCAGGCTGGGCATATCTGGGTCACCAGTACCAAGAAAGCCCCCGATAATTTGATCGAAGCGGGAAACATCATGCCACTCGTCCATGCCTCTCTTCTCTACATCACGGAAAGCGCCGGGGAACATAGAGTTTGCATCTGTGACGTGGTCATATGATCGCTCCTTCCACCCACCCTTGCCACCGTACTCAGGGCTTAGCGCTGCGGCCGTCTTTAGACGATTGTACCAGCCGGGGTCTACATTCTTTAGGTTATGCAGGCTCTCCCCAAACGTGTACTTTTCTATCTGTTTGTCTGTTAGCTCGTCTTGGCCAAGTGCTTGCTCATACTTTGCGTAGTTTAGATAGACGATAGGCTTGGTATTAGGTCCGGCTCCCGGTGAACTTGGCACGAATTCTCCCCAGCGAAAGTCATCTGCACCGTCCTTGAAATACTCCCTAGACTGCGCCTCCGAGGCCCGGTGGACACTATCCACCAGCTTTCGTCTTAGAGGGGGGTTAAATTTTTCTTGCTGTGCATCGTAAGCAGAAAGTTCGGGTGTCAATTGGGGAGCGTTGGTGTACAACACAGCGTCTAAGCGTTCGTTGATCCAATCACCAAGGTCTTTCTTTACCTCGGGTCGTCCTCGTTGGGCCAAGTATTTATTAGATTCATCCCACATAACTTGCATTGACCTTCTGAGTGGACTCTTTGCATCTCTTAGGGACTCAACAAAGGACTTGTCATAATAATCCGGGTCCGGGTGGATCTTTTTCAAGCCGCCCCATTGCGAAAGATAAGAGGAGGGCATAACAGCGTGTGGGTCTCCGTGCCCACCGCGGTAGGGCTTCATTGGGTGGGCAAGATAGTCGAAGGCATAAATAGCTCTATGTGCTGCTGTTCGATCTGGCATCCCACCCCATCTAGCTTCTAGCATCCCCACCCCATCATTCAGCCCCGTCTCTTCGAAAACTTCTCTGAAACCAACATGCTCTCTTTCATGGCGTAGCCATCTAGCTTCGGTAGCCTTCCGCACTTGGTGCATCCGCGGGGTGTTCCATACATCAACATCCCAGTCGCCCCCATATAAGACAGGCTGGTAAACATAAGTTGCTCCCTCAGGGTGCCTTTCAATTTTCATTATGTCCAAGAGATCTGAAAACTTATGTGATGGCGCTTCAATTACGTTTCTGTAATCTTCCGGGTAATCTACGTAATCTTCCGGTAAGGAGGACATCTCTACGTAGCCCTTGTTATCCCTCGGGTCTCCCATAAACGTCGTTCCGCCTGCCGTGTATTTCTCCCATCCTTTGTCTTTTGACGATTCCTTCTTGGCTAAAGGCATCCTCAACATCTTCGCGAACTTGCGCTCGTAGCCCTCCCTTTTGTCTGCCTCCATTAAAGCCGCTCTCAAATCAAGGGTATGATGTGGGATAGCATCCTGACCATAATCCCTGACACCCTGAAAGGCGGCCCCGACACCAACGCGGAGCATCGGGTTGTCTACAGCGGGGTGTAGAAACTGACTGAATAATTCGTTAGTAGCCAGACTTTCAGCCGAGCGTCGCTTTGGGTCTATCCATTTTTCGTGGGCGAATAACTCTGTCATTTGGGCGCTATCTTTTTCCCCGCAGCGGGCGGAATCTCTGGCCTAGACGAAACCGTGTCATTTGTGCGCCGAATGATGGAGGCGGAGACAGATGCTCTGCCATGCGGTAGGGATTAGGTGACTCCTGCTGTCGGCGAGGCTCTCTGCCGGTGGAGCCAGCGCCGAAAAGTACGCCACGGGTTCCTTGGATTTTTCTGATTGCCATTGTTAATTCCTTTTTTTGATGGGACTAGATGTAGTATTTGAGAGACTCAAACCACAACATATGGATACCAATTTAGTCTGGTTTTAGTCTACCTATCTCCTCGTACGTCTTGCCGAATAATTCCTCAAGGTCTTCAGGGTCCATGATAAAAGCAACGAACCCGTTGAGCTTAACAACACAGCGCAATTTGACCAGAGGTTTGCCATTCAGGTGATTTTGAAACAGCCGGGTTGCTGTCAAAGCGTAGTCTTCATGGGCGTCTGCACTAAAGATTCTGATCCCGGTGATTTCCGATTCTTCCAGTCCCTTTGCTTTTAAGAACGTGCGTACTTCGTCTTCAGTGAAATCTTTATAGTCGCTGCCCCATCTATAACTCCAATAGCCAGTGAGATTTTCCAGTTCTAGGTACGGTGATCCGCAAGGACCGGGAGGACCGTTGGCGGCAGAGCCAATAAAAAGTAATCCAGAGACAAGTGCGGCCGGTAGGAACGTAGTCATCATCTGGTTATCCTATCTATTCTAGCGGAGCTTAGTATTCTCCTTTTTGGAACTGGTGTAGACGTCTTGGTTGCAACGTAATTCCAAACAGATCCCCAGATTCCCCTGACATCACTATTTCTTTGAGTCAGTGTAACGAAGCCGCTGTCGCTTGCGTTTAGAGCAATGTTCCCGATTTCATTGATAACTTTAGACTTGGTTGATTTCCCTGCTCTGTCGGCGCCCAGATTACCAACATGGTAGACGCATGGCGACGTGGCCCTTGGGTCACGGAGCCATGTAGAGAATTCAGCGTGGGTTGTGACGCGGATATTGTCCTCAATGGACATAGGATGACTCCTTGCCGTAGCTTTTGTCTTCTATGTAGTCTTGGCCGTTAGCCATAATACATACCAACCCGTCTGCATTTGATCTAAGGATAGTCCAGCTGCCGCTTACCTTATTTAAATAGACTTCGAAAATCTGTGTCGTATTTCTCACTAATACTAGGTATCTAACCTCTTGCTGCTGCTTGGTAATTTGATTAACAAAGCTATCTCTGTCTCTAGTACACGGGTTTTGCTGAGCTAATGCCCAGTCCGCAGCAAAAAATGCCATCAAAAACAGCGTTATTAATAAGAACAGTTTCATTCTTATATTCTGCTTCAGGATCTAGGCTTCGTCGTCCTCGTAATCCTTCGGCACCATTCAATTAATTCCTCGTCTTTCATCTTCCCCTTCATCGCATTTGCTATCAGGCAGACTAGACGTATGTTGTCTTTAGTGTACGGACGGTCGTTGCTTATGCGGTCAATAGAGATATTGGTCCCGACACGTCCCTCTCCCCAGACCGCAGTCATCTTTATGCCGGAGAGGGCGCAAGTCCAATCTTGGTCGTCTAGTAATTTGAGGAGGAATTCAACGTCTATGTCCGGGGCAATCGCCGCTCTTTCTTTTATTAGGCTTAGATTTTTGCTGAGCTTGGTTCTGATCCCAGAGTATTTTATGCGCCGACATTTAATACATGTATGACTAGATGATATTTTCCCTTTTCCTTGCCATACTTTAAATTTGCTGAGTGGCTTCCACTTGTTACAGTGATTGCATAACCGGGGCAGGCCCTCATTCTTCGTCAAAACCTATACACTCATCTTTAAATCTGTCTTTGAGTATCTCAAGTCCAGCTAGAGTAAGGTGTACATCATCAAGACAGGTTCCCGTATAGATGGAACTGGTTGATTGTCCGTCATCATTTATTGTCATTGCCGCGAATCCAACTATTCTTCCAGAAAGAATCTCCGCTGCTAGAAAGGCGACTGATTTCAGCATCGAATCTTTTGCAAACTGGCTCTCGTCTTGACCTTTGATCTCGACGATTTCAGACGGGAATCTTTTCTCTGCGTTATCAACAATGACGCTAACTGTCTTCGTCATCTGCCTCTCCTTTTATTCCTATTGAACGTAAATAGACCACATATAGACGTATTAGGTCGTCCAGTCTGAGCAAACACAGCGAGTCCCCCGTAGTCTGTCGGTTTTTACGGTTGATTACTACAGTGATATCCTCATCTGCCCCACTTCTATGATGGTTGCGCTCAGCTTGGGCTAGAGCATCATGGAAATTTAGACGTTCCACTCTCTTTGCTTCTACGAATAGTTCAGGCAGCCCGGTTATGTCTGCTGTAGGAGCCAAGTCTCGTCTACCACCCCCCGAAAGGGGGGTGCGATAACAGTTGGTTCCGCACTGCTGGTTGAAGTAGTAAGCAAGCTCACGTTCGAAGCTGTCACCCTTTCTTTTAGGGCTATTCATCCTCTTCGTACCCGAGAGTCTTGCGACACTGGACGCAATGAAAGCGCCACTTTGGTCTGGGCGTCTTGTCGCCGCAGATAAGGCAAGGGCGTTCCCATGTTTTTATATCATGGCCCCTTGGTAGCTGGTATTTAGCCCCTTCAAATTCCTGAAGTCCTTCCCTCACAAGAATTCTCTTTAGAGTATCAACATTAATTTTTAAATACCGGGCCTGCTCAGCATAAGATTTACGCTTATGATTTTTATAAAGCCAAGCCATTTTCCCAGCCGAAATCACAACTGGTCTAGGCATGTACGATCCGCGCGTTAAAGGTTAAGTAAAATTAGACAAAAGAATGAATAGACGCAATGACTTAGTAGACAGGAAGTTGACTTTTTGCTGAAAATATGGCAAAACGCTTGCGTTTGAGCGATTGCGTAAGCACGCTCACCAGCGCCCGCGGGAGCGGCGCTGGCGCTATTAGCGTTTTGCCACACAATATATCGACTAGATCATGTCAAAACGAAAGTACCTAGCAGCGCTGAATCGTTCCAGATTTCCAGAAGTAGCTAAGTTTGTAGACGAGATTAGAAAGATTTGGCCCGGAGCTAAAATAAAATATATAGGGCCAAGACGCCGTAAAAACTGATACAGTCACGACAGGAACGATAGATACAAAGGACACATTTCATGGAAAGAGAGACTGGTTCTGGGATAATAAGAGATACTGGCGCTGGATTAGGTGGCAACGAAATGCCACTAAAGCCCATTAAAATAAAGGTTAAATCAGGTGATACCCTTACTGGGATTGCCAAGACACACGGGATCTCCCTAGACGCCCTCTTGCGAACCAATCCCGACATAGTAAATCCAAACGAAATTTGGGTGGGCCAGAAGGTTACCATCCCAATTGATAGACAGGCTCAAGGTGGAGTCTATGATGGATGGGATCTACCTAATCAAATAACAGGTATGTCATTAGCGGATCATATCCTCGGGGGTGGCCCGAATAAAACTGGATCAAACCCTTATTCGAGAGAGTAAATGCTAACTTTTATCGGCGATGTACAGGTTATGTTTCTAATGGTTTTTTCTATTTGCCAAGACCCCGCTGGATGTAACGGTGATCAATACATCCGCATTATATCAGAGCCATTTCCTGTAAATTTGACACTCAACGCAAACAAAAGGTGGGAACTGGATTATTCGTGTGATGAGGCGAGAGAGCGAACAAGGATGACACTGCCCTCAGAACTCAGTGAGTTGCCATTCTCAACGCTGTGTGTTCGCCAAGATATCTGGAACGCCAACAAGGACTAGGATAGCCAATCCTTTATTACCCGTATCGGCCGACCTAATGCCTTCGCTATATCTTCCTCGCCCGTAGATTCAAGTGCCATGTCTTTAGCTTTTTGCTTGGTGCTGCGAGAGGCGACGATTATTCTTTCATCTTCGATATTATTTTCTGCGAAACCTATCCATTGGATACGATCATGTAGGTCAGTCCACTCACGCACTTTTCCATAGCGAACTTCAAGGACCATATACAAACGCCAATCAGGTGGTACTCTTGAACTTAGTTTTGGCCATACGGGAGATGGGTAATCCCCATCCCACAAGGCGGCATTACTTTTTGCTGTATCCTTATCCTCATACACCTGTGTAATTCTGATCTGAGTTTCCACAACTGTAAGTTGGTTGGTGCTGCCAGCTTCACGCCCAAGCCCATTTTCTCCTGACGGCTTGTTGCTGTGGTGAATTAAGATGACTGCTATCCCGGCATTTCGTAGACGCACAGCAAGACTGTTCACTAGACTCCATTGCTCTGCTGAATTTTCTTGAAGTCCCGGCCATGCTGTCCTGATGGTATCAATGACCACTACATCTGGGCTAGAAAATTCTATCCACAGTTGTAACTCAGCTACACCTTCCTTCGTGTGAAAGTTCATTTCCACTTCATCAATGAAAGGTGTCCATACCATAAGCCTGTCCATAGTATCGCCATGAACTTGCCTCATTTCCGCCAATCTTCTGGCGATTGTGCTGCGCCCCATTTCAAAATCTAAGTAGAGTATTTTAGCTGGCCCATTACATTCAAACGGCCCCATATATCTGCGACCAGAAGCAAGCGCAGCCATGCTGTGTTGGACAAACATGGTTTTCCCGTGGCCAGAGTAGCCATGTATCTGCGTGATGCTTCCTGTCTGGAGCCAAGGCTCTATCAGATAGTGCGTAGACGAGGCTGCTGCCTCTAACTCCTTGATATCATTCATGGTTATAAGGCGTCTAGTCCGTGCGCTAGATTTGATATCTGTTCTATCCGGGTGCCGGAAAATATATTCGCCTCTTTCATCAAACCTTTCAGGATGGTTACGCCTCTCTGACTGCTCCATACTAGCTACAGTGGAGGTGAATTCTGATTCTTGGAGTGGGTCTACGAAAAATTCGTCCATGAAGGCGTTGCACTTAACCCTTAGTTCTGCGCCAAAATAGCCGTCTAACAGGCACTCAGATGCGTACTTCATAACCCGTTCATTGCGACCATTGCCCTCGCCAGTGGGGATTTTCCCGTCTTTGAAATGCTCAGATGCAAATTTAGACGTACGGTCCCACTCACTAATAAACTCACTAAGAGGGCGGACATCACTCAAATCAAGGTCGCCGAACTCAAATTCTCCAGAAGAAACTGGTTGCAGTTCTGGCGTCCAATCTTTCCACAGCGGCGCGTCTTCTAAGTAATGCGCTGGGACTATCTCCCATGTGTAATTTGTAGATGGTGGCACCAGCGCATAAGACCCATCGCCACGAAAATCTAGTCCATTGATGCGCGGCCAATTGTCTCCGCGCGAATTAATGCCAGCCTTGGGGCCACGACGTATGCCGTCACGGGGATGTTTGAAGTAAAGGTGCCACCCCCTGCGGGTCTTAACCCGCACGGGACTTCTCATGTTGGCGTCGAAAGCGGCGTGAAGTGCCTCTTCATTATCACAATCGACTACAACAAGACCTGATAAATGCCCAGTAAGTAGGGCTATCTCATCATCTGGGAACGTATCCCACCAAGAACTAACTTCTTCCTCAGTAGGTAAGCGGTCTTGAAATTCTCGCCATCGTATTCTGGGCCGCTTTGTATCAGGTCTTATTGGTATGATTGACCAGCCACGGTCAAGAAGTTCCAGCGCCTCGTCTGTTTTTTTCATTTTCAAAATATGAATCAAGTTTCATTTGTGGGTTGTGGTTTTTGAGGGCCTCAAAGACCCTAGAGCTAATATAGTGCCGCCTAATCCAGCCATAAGGTGCTGTTCTGGGGGTGCCGACTATGTCGGCCACGGCACTCGCGCCACCAAAGTCATCGACAATTTTTTGTATGTTTAATTTCACTGAACCCCCCTGAGATAAGGCTTGAAAGCACTGGGGGTGTATAGTAGAAATAACACATTCTTGCAAGACCCATTCATTGGCTGGGTGCAAATAGGAGAAGTAATGACGCTACTTAGCATTGCTAAGACTGCCGAAGAATTTATTGCAGTCGAATCACAAATCGAAGAACTCCAAACAAAACGCGCCACGTTAGTAGATGAACTAAGCAGAATGGCGCCAGAAATTGAAGGTGAACATACCTTTGACGCTGGCGATTACACTATCATTGTGCGACGAAGTGAACGGTGGAACTGGAGCCAAGAAACCCTGCGAGATATTTTTTCACAGGGAACCGGGATGCCAGTTTTCGCGAAGGAATCAATCAGCATTGATAAACGCGCGTTCAAGAAATTATCTGATAAAGAAAAGAGAGTGTTTCACGATGCCCTCACTCGCACTCTGATGACGCCTACAGTCAAAGTGGAGAAGGTTGAATGAAGAAATTAAAGATGATGTCTACAGCTAACTTAAAAAAATCACCTGTAAAAACATTACTCTACGCCCACCACGGGTTTGGAAAGACATGGCAGTGCCGTAATTTTCAAGAAAGGTATGGCAAAGGGTTTGTGATATCAGGCGAAGCTGGTTTGAAGTCTATAGGAGATATTGATATAGACTATCTTCCGTTTATTTCATGGAACGGGCCTGTTGATGAAGACAACAATGTGTATTCATTTCGGTCTATTGTTAAATTGATGCAGACTGCTGAGTTTAAAGCAATGGGGTACAAGTGGATATGTATCGACAGCTTAACCGAACTTGGCGAAAGACTTATGGAATTTTTGGAAAAAGAGCATGAAGGAAACAAGAATACGTTTGCTTTGTGGGCTGATTATGGACGATTGATGACCGGATCTCTTAAGTGGGTTCGGGATCTTCCGTACCACGTCTACATTACCTGTCTGGCCAAGGAAGAAAAAGACGCCAACGACGTCACTCAGTATTGGCCAATGGTAGCAGGGCAGGCTGTAGGCAAGAAGATACCGGCTCTCTTTGACCATGTATTATGCGGGGTCAGGTCAACTGATGTCGATGATACTGGCAAGCCGAAAGTTAAAAGGTATATTGTTACTGATGAAGTACATGGATGGCACGGTAAAACACGCGATCCTAGACACCGTCTCGATCCATTCGAAGAGTGTTACGACATAACAGAACTTTTCGTACGCATGGAAATGGACGACGATGAATATTCCGCTATGACCAAAACGAAAAAGGAAAATTAAAATGAAGTGGGAAGGTTTTCAATCTCTCGATTTAAGCAATGTCGAGCAAGCTGGGTCATTAAGACTGGCCCCCGGTGAATATGTAGCTGTCGCAGAAAACGCTAGAGTTGAGTCGATAGGCGAAACCAACAACAAAAGATTGGTAGTAGAGTTCGTGGATAGTGATGGAGCAGGGGATATAAGAACCTTTTTCAACCTTGTCCACACATCCGAACAGGCACAAACTATTGGGCATCGCCAACTCAAGACGTTCCTTGCCGCCGCAGCGCACCCTAATCCAGATAGGCCGGGGGATGTTGAAACTATTAATGGTTTAACATGCCGCATCACAGTTGGCATGGGCAAAGAATGGAAAGACCGTGATGGCAATGCTCGCAAGAATACGGAAGTTAAGCGTTGGTTGCCTGTGGGTGAAGTTGCCCCCCAGAAAAAGGCGGAGAAACTAGATGACGAAATCCCATTCTGAGGAATTTTCATTTAAGGACCTTAATCAACTCCTAGACCCAAACAACTGCCTTGAAATTACACAGGCTATAGACGACGGCTACGACTCTGAGCCGCCTCAAAAGGCCCGGAACTATATAGGTGCTAGTAATATAGGGCATCCATGCGATGCCCTTCTTTCTTTCTCTCTTAGGGGGTTCCCAGAGACTTCCCCTGACGCCCGACTTAAAAGGATTTTTAAGCTAGGTCATATCTTAGAAGACGTAGTTATAAAAGATATGAAGGAAAAGGGTGACATCAGGGTATGGGAAAAGGATGGCCTAACTGGCAGACAACACGCTTATAACTTATTTGGTGGGCATGTTAATGCCCACCTAGATGGGCACGTCGAGATACAGAATACAAAGACTCAATACTCAGAGATATCTGTCTTAGAAGTTAAGTCTATGAACGACGCGTCTTGGAAAAAGTATAAGAAATATGGCGTACGGAAATCTCACCCAAGGTATTTTGCCCAGTGTCAAATGATGATGGGGATGTCTGGGCTTGGGAAAACTTTATTCATTGCCTACAACAAGAATGACTCTTCATACTGGATTGAAGTGCTTACCTTTGATGAACTTGAGTATGCCAATTTGATGGCACGGATTGAGGTAATCTTTGCTAACGAAGCGACAAAAATATCACACGACAAAACAGACTGGAGATGTAAGGGCTGTTTTAAGAGGGGAGTTTGTTGGGATGATGACCCCGTACCAGTAAGTTGTGAGACATGCCAACACGCACAGCCAAAAGAAAATGGAATTTGGTTTTGCAATGAGCATCAAAAAGAGGCTACAAAGGCTTGTAAAGACTATGATTTATATAGGCCGTTGCCACTATGAACAGCCATTTAGAGGATCTCAAGTCTGAGATTACAAGACTATTTGTAGCCAAGTCTAAGGTCATCAAGATCGAAAACGAGATGGCAAGTATCAATGAGCATATGGAAGAGATACACGGCGACAATGGTGAGTTGGTTAGGGCGATAGACAAACGTAGACATTTACGTGAGAAACTTAGTGTCGCTCGCACTGATGTAGTAACCCATGAATATGAGATTAATACTATTAGAGCGGAATTAGATTATGCATAGAAATGATTTCCTAGACAAAGCCTCCAAACTAATCAATGGCCCACGGGCAGAAGATTATGGCGACGTCTTGGAAAATCACGAGCGTATAGCCAAAATATGGTCGGTAATTTTAGGCTGCAAAGTTAGTCCAGCACAAGTTATCCTCTGTATGACAGGAGTGAAGATAGCAAGGCTAGTAGAGAAAAACGACAGTCAGGATGGGTGGACTGATATCATTGGGTATGGCGCCCTCGGCGGAGAAATCACTTCTTCTCCTGAGGCGCCCGATCCCCAAACCACCAAGCTATCGACATACCAGTCAAGTAAACACACTGATTTGCGATCTCAATAACCATTGTACTTTCCCATGTCCAGACGATTGAGGCCGTAAGCCCAATCAACATGACGGTCAGGGTTGGGCGCACGAGACGAAGCACCGAAGACACCCACATATAGGTAGTCCCAGACGATATGTCGTGTCTATAGGACTCTTTACGAACAGCCCCAGCCACTTTGTTCTGGACTATCACGCTCTCTGCCTCAAGTTCGTCTGCGTGTATGCGACCTTGGGCCTCAAGTATGGCCAATTCATGCGTGAATTCCAGAGCCATATTCTTTCGTTTTTCTCTGGTTTCCAGCCACCCGAATACCTTACCTACGATAGACCCGAACAGCCCAGTTGCGCCCCCGAAGAACGCGGAGAGTAGAAACTCCATCACCACCTCGCTATTGTGCCTCTGTCATCTATATGGATAAACGTACTGTACGTGCCTATCCCACCGAATCCCACGTCTTCAGCTGCCTCTACAATAGCCTTTAGGGGCGTGTCCGCAATCACATCGAAGGCTGTCGACGCCCGGACGTCTGTTGAGCGATGCTGACTGAAGGGCGCGCCCCCGACACGAGCATTGTGCAGCGGACACCGCGCTGCCGACAACACCGTCACCGGCTTTCTTATTCTTAGACGCAGATCTTGCAGCTTGTCTAGCGCGGCATTCGCAATGTGGGCTATTGGTTGTCCCTTGGCTGAGAACGAGCATGTTCCATCACATCCTTTGCATCTTAATTCGGACCATCTGAAATTTGGTCTTGCCCAGATTATCGAAGAGTACCTCTGTTTAATTTCCATTTGCCACTGCTACTAGATTTTTCCTTTGCTGGAGGAAGCACTGCGTCTACCATATTCTCACGCGTAAATCTATTTTGGCCAACAAATGGGACACGGCTTGCTACCTCTCTTAGCGCCTGTCGTCGTTTGCCGGGTGGCCCTTCTGTTCCTTCTATACCTAAGTCCAGCAAGCCAGCGCCTGTGTTCCACGCTGATCCTAGCAAACCAACGGAAGGCCCACCTAATGCTCCCAACATTCTTAATGTGCCATAAGCGCCGTCGTCTGCACTTTCAACACTTGAATGTATCATGTCTCCGAACAACCCAAATCCACCCAGTAACGCGAATCCCATTAGATAATGACCAATATACTTGTCTACATCCGTACCGTGGTATTTAGGATTATAACCAAAAGCCGACATGAAAGCCTCGGCACCTCGCCCAGCCATAGTCTCGCTAATCCTGTGCGCTCTGGTTTCGGCGCTTCTGTTGTCTTCGCCTCCCCGGAATTGGATAAAATCTTTAGCGGTGTTTGCCGCTAGGCCACCGGCTGGGCCTAATGTAAACAGAAGTCCTACTCTGGCAGGGTTGCCTACCCCTCGCACACGATCAGGGTCCTTCAATTTCCACCAACCCATGTCATGCCCAAAAAGTTTTGTGTCGTTTACCAGAACTTCATTGACTAATCTTCCCATCATCAACGGGAATGTTTTTAACTGGGCTACCAGTGCCATAGTAGGAGTCTGTGCCCAATGAGGAACATCATTTGCGTTCGGCACAAATGTCGCCTCCTTGGAAAACTTTATCATGGCCTCGGCAAACAATTTATGGTGGGCGCCACCATCAGGCAAACTAGCATCTGTCGTCGCCGCTATTAAGCCTGACTCTAGGCCATCAAGTGAAATGTGCGCCTTAGGGCCAGAGGGTAAGTATTCCTCCAACCCATAGACCCGTAGAAATCTCCTTGCTACTTTATATTTTCTTGATTGCTTTGAGTCTGGAAGACCCGGCCTGTACTGCGCGTTGGCTATTCTTTGCTGTGCTTTAAATGATTCGTAACCAATAGCGGCGGATACCTTCGACATAAAATCTGTCCAAGGTGTAAGCAGGGTGGCGTTGTGAAAGGCGGTGCTTAATTTACCGTCTGTTGCCCCATATCCGTAGACCATTCGTTCATGGACTATATTCTCAATGGCTGTGCCAGTATTTCGGAACATGGTTCTGTAGTCTGAATCAGTGGCGTATCTTCTCCATGCTTTTAAGGCAGACCCCATGCTTCCAGATCTAATAACAGGAAGAATAACATCCCCCATAGACGTAAACATCGTGTATGACAGCAATGTAATATTATTAAATTGTCTAATGGCTCTCGAAGCCTGCAATCCGGGCTTGCCTAGCGCCCCAAGCACTGGTTTTTTGTTGTAAACCGACATCATATTATCAAGGTGATCATAATGAGTGCTGTTGATTCTTTTGAAGAGATGTCCCTCAGGAGTCTTGGAATCGTCCAAGGCGCCTAAGATTGCTTCCATCCGAACTTCATATGGCTTGGGTAGTTTGCCACCACTAGATGGGATCAGAGTTTTTTCACCAAGTTCTCTTAATAAGAATTCTGCACCCGGTCGGCCCTCTCTTAAATGAGTATCAATGATATCATCGACCCATGCCTTTTGTTGATCCGGGGAAAGACGTCCATCGGAGAATGGCATCTGAGTAGTAAGTGTCATCATTACTGGAGAATGACCGCTCTCTCCAATGTAGTCACCAGTGTCTTGGTCAAAAGTTATTCGTTCCCCTGTCGATGCTGTTTTCCTGAATACTTTATTAGCAGTTAGTAGCCTGTGTATTGCCTCTTTCCCGCCTGACATAACTGATTGGTAATCATTTAGGCCATGAGTATTCATTCCGAATTTGTCTACCATTAAATATCTACGCGTAGACGCTTCAAAATATTTGGTAAGGATAAAATCTATGTCACCCTCAAGGAATGGCTCCAAGTCTTTGAGAGCCGAAGGGTGTTTGTCTAAGTGTATAATTCTACTGAAATCTATGTTCTCAGCGGCAGATGACGTCTTGGCATGCTCTGGGAATATGATGCCGTCACTGGTGTCTTCCTGAAGTCTGTTTGCCACCGCACGGGCGCTGGCTTCAAGCCCCTCTCGACTGGACTCATCTACTTCAATCCCCTTGGCCAGCCTCTCTATTGTGAAATAGCGGACTAATGCGTCTATAAATTCAGGGGTGTTTGCCTTGATAGCCTCTCCTCTCCAAATTTGTGGGAAATACTTATCTCCTCTGTCGCCCATCCATTGCCCAGCGGCAACAAGAGCCTTGCGTTCGTTAATAAACGCAGCCTGAATAGATTCTGCGACATCTCTTTCCTTTGTTGTGAGAGACTTGAATTGCCTGCTATCGTTTCCACGTCTAAGCGCCCTTACAATTCTTCCCCAGCTTTCGGGTTGACCCACAATCTTACCAACAGCCCGGCCCGCGGCAGATCTACCAAAGCGGCCTAATGTCCCAATCTCCCCTACCTTAGACCCCCATCTTTGGGCAGCATTTTTGGCGTCAGGCAATTCCTGCAATTGATCCTTTAGCTTGAAATATATACTGGCGAAACGTCTATGGTGCTGCGGGAAAAATCCACCAAACCAATCAGCTGCCCAATGGAATCCGTCCCGATCCATGCGCTCTGAATTATTACGCAAGTGTATGTTGCTCAGAAGACGCACTTGTTCGACATTACCTTCTGTGAAGGGACCGCGCTTGCGCTTCCATCTATCAAGCATCTCTGCCTCTGCCGGAGGCATCCCCTCTGCCTCCAGATCGTCCGGCAAACTACCGGCGTTTCTTCCATCATTAACAATCGTGTTGTTCATATCACGACGTAAGACATCGTTCGCAGCACCTTCAAAGTCGCTGTAATAAATTCTCGCGTCACGATCTGAGAATGTAGCTGCCTCTATATGCCTTACTTGGTCGGTGTCGAATGCCACCAAGCCATGAGAACCGGCGTCTACCATACGACCATCCGAAGCACGGTACGTGCGAGAATGGAAAATAGACATGCTGTCATATCCAAATTCTTGCAGCATGCCACGAATAACCTCTGGTGGATTTGTCTTGTTATAGCGGCTTGTACTTACGCCGCCTGCAATCAATTCTTCTAATACTTCAAGTAAGTCTGCTCCCGTTATTTCCGTGTCTTGTGTGTAATCAGCGTCCTGTTCCCCACGTCGGGCCGCCGCTGACATCCCGAATAACTCACCATGAAAGTCCCTTACGTCTTCATCATCTATTATGCGGTTCTGATGTAACCAAGCCAGAGATCTCTGGATTAATGGCGCGTCACTGGCATACAGTGTATTGGCGTCAAAAGCTGCGGTGTTTACTGCCCTAACATAAGTTGGAGTTACTCTAGGCGTTATGTCTACACCCAATTCACCCATTCTTTCTTCAATGGAAGCGTCCAAATCTAGGAGTTCAGTTAATCTCGATCTTGTGTCAGAGGCATCTTCGAAAAAATTCGTAGTCGGGAAGCCTCTTCGCACATTATCTTGGAAAGCAAGTCTTGCTTGAATTTCAGAAATTTCTTGTTTGGTTTCAAAGGAGTCTTGTGCAAGTGCCAGTAACTCCTCTCTGTCTCCCTTAGTCCATCCCTTTCCGGGCTTGGACTCGGCGTTTATGGAATCAAGCAATTTGGTAGATTGAACTGGCGTTGATCCTTCTGGGCTATCTTGATCCCATATATTATCCCTAAGTCTCCCCGCCCTTTTCGGTTCCAAGTAAAGACTAATTCCATAGCCTCCTGATCTGTCGGGGCGACCGGCGGTGTTTGAAGAAGACATTTCTAATTCATCTACGTTGGAGAGCCTTTGGCTTCCCCAAGTATTCGCGTGGTAATAGACAACCGGCTCTCCGTTGACAGACGTAAATCTGTTGCCGGTACGTACAAAGTCTGAAATAAGTTCTCTTCGGCCATCGGACGATTCCAACAGCGAGCGTCTTGCTACCCTAGCCGCGTGTTGGTACGGAACAGTAAGTTGCCCCTTGAACGCCGTATAGACTGGATCGCCTGCCGGTTTCTCAAACATATCCCCATAGAACATCATGCGGCGATACGTCTGTTTTATATCATCACGACCAATTAACCCATTAACAACGTAAGATACATATTCTACTAGACGATCAACTGCTTTATTAAGATCGCCTCTTAACTGTACATTCTCTAATGTGGTGTCAGACGAAAGTTTAAACGCATCATTTTTTGTTACGCGCTCAGAAAGATATTGCGCCCACCCCTCTACAAACCACTCTTCTGCCGCCACGTCTTCAATGGCATCGTTGGTTAACTTGGGATAATTTTTTGAAGCGCGGGTGCCAAATAACTTTCTTGAGTCTGGGCCAGAAAGTTTGAAGGCTGCCCTGATGGCAGTCATCTCGTCGTCTGGGAATTGTGCAGCCCTTAAAGTAGCATGGCCAATTTCATGCATAATCTGGATAGGCGTCACTTCACCTTTATTTAAACCAATAGATAACTTCCGTAAGTCCTTTCGTAACTTGGAAAATTCAGGCCCGGTGAAGTCACTGAACACGGCAGACGGATTGCCCACTGGCTCTACCCCTGCGAGCGCAGCGACATCAGCAACGGTCATAACATTTACCTCGCCTATGCGAGACGTCGACTTACCGGCTAAATTTAACATCCTGTACAACATGGTTCTGGCGACATGCTGTATCTCTGGGTCACGGTGAGTGAGGTAGCTAAGCATAACTCTAGCACCACCAGACGCCCACTGCGGTATCCCGTCGTCTGAAGATAGACCTCTGTTGGCGTCAATTTCATTATCCACAAACGCACGCATCTCAGATATCAACGGTTGAATTTTAATTGAGTCCTTGCGTTGATGGATACGTCTGGACATTTCATAAGATAGTTGGTTAACTTTATCCCAATCCCCTTGTCTAAACGCCTCTAAGTATGACGCTTCCAATTCATGCTTCTTAGCCTGTCTTATTTCCTTGGTAATTGGAATTTGTTGTTCCTGCACCGGCCATGTTTTTGATTTCTCAAGTAGGAACAATTCAATTTGCCTGCCTTTTGGAGTGCCAACATGGTCGCCGTACTCAACAAGAAGCTCTGTCCTAGTAAGGGATTTCAATGACTGAGATGTAGCGGCGTCTACCTCTTTAGACGCAGCTGCTGGTTTTACTTTAAGCCCTTTCCTTATCTTTTCTGAAGCTGCTTGCACAGACTTATGGCTCTTTTTGTTTGCCTTACTGCGTTGCTTCCTACGAACAATCTGGTTCACAGCGCGACGACCTCTTTTGATTCCCCTACCGCGCGCGCTAGGCGGTATATCCTGCATACTCAAGCCTTCAGCTTTTGCATATGCGTCTTCAAGACTTTCCTTTACCAGTAATATGGCATGTTGCAGAGAGGTATGCCCCATAACAACTGATTGGCTGTCAGAAGTATATTCACCAAATTTCCCTTTAGCCGGGAATGTGCCCGCCATACTTGTCGGGACCCACGGACCCTCATATAGCTGCCTAATTTCTTCTGCTTGTTCAGCGACGAGTTTTGATTCTGCAAACGCAGGGTCATACCCGCTGTCTATTATTTGAAAGCCAGCTGAATCGAGTTCATATTCAGCCTCAGTATATTGATGAGTGCCTCCTAAGAATTCACCGAGGGTTTCGACGTCTATAATCCCTTCGTTTATCCAATCCTGCGTTGCAGGATCTCCTATAGCCCGGAATCCCTTAAAGATATGGCTTAAATCCAACAGGCGGTGACGTAATATTTTTGCTGTTTTAGCCAGAGTATCGTAATGATGATACTTACGTTTTACAGTATCGTATGACATCTGTCTGGCGATCCAATCTCGTATTTCCCCCGCCGCATAAACTATATTTTGAGGATCGTTTTTCAGATTGCCGTCAGCATCCTTGTTTTTAAGAGCAATCTCTAGTTTTAGCTGTAAGTCCTTTAGTTGTGTGAATTTAAATAGATGATGTCTCCCGGCTTTTGTTTCCGGTTCGCCAGCACTTTTCCACATCCACTTGAGTCTTTCCGGCTCTGGTAGAATCTTAGAAAACAGAGGCTCTAAGTCCGGGTCAATTAAGTCCTTATTAAAGTAACGGCTAAATACATCTTTGACGTAAGCTGCTATCCGACGCCAATAATTTTCATCATTCCAAACTCCCTCAGACGCCCCTTGCGTGGCCCACTGGGAAAATTGTTGGGCAAAAAATTCCTGCGGACTATCCGTACTGTTGGAGTGGAAGGAAAGCGGTTTGCCGTCTGCGGAAGTAAATGGCGCTACTTCCTTTACGGCAAGTTTATGTCTAACGTGATCCGCTCTGAGGCCACCTTCTGGAGAGTAATATTTTCTCATCGCATCCCAGAATTCCGCCCTGTCTTCCGGGGTAAGGATATGTTGGTATGCCCAATGAGCTACCTCATGGTATAGACGAGGAAGAGCAGGCATCAATTCATCGTTGGGATTAATAACAACATGACTAGCAACAGGCCCGCCGCGAACTAACTTCGGCGTTTGACCGAAAAAATTAGATATAAGTCTTTGCTCTTTCCCCCCTGCGAATACATAGGCATTCTCTAAAGGAGAAGTGTCTTTGGATGCCGGTATTATTATTGGGGCATGATGGGGGCTACCGCCTAACGACTCAATAAATGATTTCGCTTCAGCAATTACGTCTGGGTCAAATCTACTGAATATTTTCCCTATATTATTAACCGCAGCTGCCCTGTCTGCCTCAGGCAAAACAAATCCCTCAGGCACAGATTCTCTTATCCTACTATGGAGCATATAGATTGCGTCTATATGCTCTTCCAGATCTTGCGCCCTCGCTGGCCAGTTTGATTGTGTGTCAAGAAAATTTACTACCGTATTCGCGACTTTAACCGGGATATTAATTACTGGCTCATCCTCCAGCGAGAATTCCCCAATAGTCCTATTGCGGACCGTATCGGCCTCCATTGACCAGACTCGTTCAATGCTGTTTCCCAGTTCAGGTCTGGCTCTTGCTAATTTAATTCTCTCGGCAATTTTTTCAATTTCCCACTTAGCAAATCTTACTGTTACGCCATCAGCCTCGGTGCTATTTAATATTAGTGGCCGCCCACGGCCCGTGGCATCGCCACGGAACCGGGTGTTCATTGAGTCTCTTACACGACCTTCGGTTTCATTAACTTCCATTTTCGCAAGGCCAGATTGTTCCCAAGCCTCTAGCCTGCTGTTTATCATGTGGTAATCTGCTTCAGCAGGGACCCATCGTTTTTCCCACATATTAGGATCAGATTTCGGGCCAGCCTTCTGCCCTATAATGTCCTTGATCGTAGCGCCTTCTTTAATTTGGCGGGGGCTTGGGACCCTGAGATCAACTTCTTCGTCAATATTTTGTTTGCCCTTATACCGAAGCATTATCACCATATCGCCCTTCGGACTATTAAGTGACATACCAGCTTTTGGGTATTCGACTGGAGTAGGCTGCGTTGCAAGTGCCTTTAATTCTGGCGCTATATTCTCCGGCGTGTCTGCATTTCTTGCTATTACTTCTGCTACTTGCTCGGGTGTGATCCGTGGTTGTGTTGCTCTGGTAGGCTCTGTACTTGCGTCTACGCCCCTGTGTCTAAGAGCATATTCTTCGCTATCGAATACTTGTTTTTGCTTTATGTCTGCGAAAACAATCTGTCCGGGTCTAGCCAATACAGACCCATGCGGTGAATGTATCCTTTCGCCATCGGCCGCTTCGTAGGGGACAATCCCCAAAGTCTTAGACTTGTCGACTAAGTTAACTCCACTGCGGGTTACGCGACTCCCGTTAAAAGCAATTTTTAATTCCTCTGGGGTGGGCTTTCTAAGCAACCTACTTAAAGTCCTCACCCCCGCCTCGTCGCCTGCTGCTTCAGCTTTATCAAGTCTTTTTTTCAGTGACCTTATTTCTTTTTGAGTTAACTCTCGGTATGGCTCCACCTCTTTTTCGGCAATCTGCCATGCTTCTGTCCTTGAGAGATTCTGTGGGTTAAGATTGATGTCTTCGCGCGCTCCTATACCAGCGCCGATTATGCTTCTGTCTGGGATCATTTTCCCAGTGCCGTCATCTCTCCATTCTGTACCTCGCCCGCTTCTTAATATGTTTTGAATTCTGCCGGTTGCTGGGTCTTTGCCAGCAGTTGTTAAGAGTGCTGCCCTCTCTATTTTTGCTTGCGCTGAACGAGGCTGCTCTTTTTTAGACGTTGTTTGCACCTTTCGCGCCGCAGTCATACGCTTGGTATCTTGGAACGCTAATGCCCTTGCGCTTTCTACGTCTTCGGGTTTTAAGCTCCCTCCGAATGTTTGTGTTATGTGATGGGTTAAGCGTTCGTTGTATATGTCCATCTCTTGTGGCGTCAGGAGCTTTTCGAAAATTTCGCTCGGCGGCTCACCACCACTTGCTACCATTTGAGACGAATCGGCGTCGTCTATGAGCGCCTCAAAACGCTGTATATTAGCTTGGTCTAAAGCCCACGCCTCTTCCCACACCTTCATTACTGAATCAACAGCGTGTTCAAGCTCAGTTCCTTGTAGACCACGTTGGGCCTGTAAACTATTTGCAAGAGTTTTTGCGGTGTTGCGTAAATCGTCTGCGGTCATGCCACCTGCTCCGGCGGCCAGTTTCTCAAGCACCCCGCGAATTTCTATTACATCCCCATCGACCTCTTCAGCACTTAGTAAGCGAACTTCAGGCTGTCCCTCAGGGGTTGATGGACGTTCCCTTTTCCATTTTGCAATTTTCTTTAATTGGGCCGAGCCTATTTTCTTAGTCTTGCTTAGAGCATCCTCTTCGCCCACTGCGTCTATATAGGCCCGGATATCTTCGTCGCTTAATTTTAATTGTTCGGCCCAAGCTCTTGGGTTGGCTGGTTTCCCCTCCTTATCAAGCCTAGCAGGGCCTCCCCCAAATGGGATAGCCCTTACGGGGGCAGGAGGGACGGCGACTTCTGGTGCAACAGTAGTGTCAGGCTCTACAGTTGTATCTACCGGCTTTGGTGTGGCCTCCTTGGCTGTTTTACCCGTGCCTTTAGCGGCTTCTCTGCCGAGTCTTTCTAAATACTTTTCTTTCCAACCGGGAATTTTTTCAATATTCCCTGCACCTATTTCCTTGTGCCTATTTAGCCCTTTGAGTGCCGTATTCTTGTGTTGCTCCAGCCATAGACGTATGTCGTCTTCACTTACCCTTTTATCAATAGCTTCGCTTACTGCCTTCGCTCTGGATTTTGCATTTTTTGGCCACGGGATATCAGAAGCTAGGTTATCAGGATCAACTGGCGTGTAGGCTTGAGCAGTGGCGAGAGTTTCTACTGGAACCTCTCCTACCACTGGGGCCTCTCCCTCTGCCGTTGTTACGTCAGGGGCCGTTGCTGTCTCTGTTGACGGTCGTGACGCAAGTTCGGCGCGCTTAATCTGATCGTCTTGGGTTTCAGGATCTCCGTTTTTTGTTCTTTGTAGGGCTGCTCTAAAATCTTCTACTTCTGCCCTCAGTGCGATCCCTTCCTTCGACGCTTTCTTACGGGTCGCGCCGACTGACGATCCTCTTGGCTCATCTATATCTTTCGCTTGATTTATGAGCCTATGAGCGTTTTGCTGGTGGCTCTTTAACCTATCATGTAAGTTTAGTAGACCCCGATAATCCGTGTCCTTTGCTACTTCTGCGTCAGTAAGCACATCCCGCTTTTGACGTATTCTTTCGTTCACAGCCCTAATGCGTTCGGTAAGATCGTCACGCCAAGACGCGTCTATCCCATATTCCTCTAGTGCCCTGTCTTCGGCTAATTTTAATTCTTCTTCGTCGCTTAATTTCGGTTCAGTTGTTTTTGCAGCATCAGCAGCATCAGCCTCTTGCTGTGCCACCTCTGCGGCTCTGTCTGCGCGCAAAGTAGCTCTGAATTCTGGTGTATCACCAATCTTCTCACGCGCACGTTCTTTGCCTATTACCGCGGCGCCTTCACCGCTGTATTTTGCTGTGATATCTGGATAGTCTTCGTCTGGTATTGCTTGAGGTGATCTTGTCCCGCCGAAGAACTCCCTCGCCCCGGATGGTCCCATAGCCGTGATATCTTGCTCGGTGTAGCCACGAGCCTGCAATTCATCTAGCTGTTTTTCTGCGCTTAGATGCTTAAACGGTTGGAAATCAGCGCTGTATCTGGCGCCCAAAGCGCCAGTAGTACCACCTATGGCAGCGCCTATACCGGCTCCGGCCGCGGCGCCAACCCCAACAGCCAATGCACCTCTCCCAAGAGAATACTCATCCTGAAGGCCAAGATGTATATCCCGTATCTGACGTGAAGTGTCTATTGCCCCCTCTTGGACGCCACTGATAATGCCCTCAGACGCAGCGCCACGCTTGGCGCCAGCCCATGCTGCCTTCGCCATATACTTATTGGCTCTGTTTTGTAGGAGTAATACCCTAGCGGCATGACCGCCAGCCTTCAGGCCACTAAGTCCGGGGACAAGATTTAATGGGTCCGTGATAGCTGCATAAGCTACGCCGGGAATCGCTTCCCATCCCCTGCCACCTTCTTGCCAGAAATGAGGCATCTGTCTCCAGACGTTCTCAATCCGACGCATACGTAGTCGTTGATTGGGATCAGTGTTAGCGGCGTAGACCGCCTCTCCGACTGCGGAAAAGGAGTTTAAATCAGCAAAGTTTCGATCCTGATAGAACCTATCTCTTAGGTCCTCATCGGTGTCGAAAAATTCATTTCTTTGTTGGTAATATACCCTGAGATCACTAAGGAATCTCGGATCGTAGAGAACCCTCTTTGGATCTATATTTAATGAATAGTCATCTGGGTGGAAGTCTTGGGATGGAGCAGATTGTTGTCTAACAAGTTCCCGGCTTTGGGCAAGACGTTCTGCTGAGTTTGATGTCTTGGGTGGCATTTCGGTACTCCAGTTTCCGAAAACGGTACTAGAGCGTAAATTACCTAATCAGAAAGAGGGCGTCGTCCTCATGGCTTATTTAGCAAGTCGGCTAGCAACAAATTCCCACCGCTTGTAGTGTTTAAATATTTTATGAAGCCTTCAATGCCTTGGTTAAATTTAAATCTACTCGCTAGGAAATCATCAGCCGCCTGCCTGACATCACTCTTATTCGAAGGCGTATTTACCCCCGGAGCATTATATTGAATGTTATTGTAATCCCAAGCCTGTACTAAATTGCGTCTTCTCCTGCCTACCCCCCTAGTATGCTCATCCCATAGTTGCATAAGAGCAGAAAGACCTCCTCTGTCTCTTAGGAGGGCAGCATTCTTTTGCGGGTCTGCATACTGCACCCAATCAATTGAAGGCGGCACGCCAGTGTTGGGGGCGTTTATGAGATTAACTGTTCCATTTAATAATTGCATCGATGGATTCGCGGTTGCATTTGCCGTGGCCTGTTGCTGGTCTATGGCTAATTCTGCATTTATTTCCTCATTTAGCGCGTTAACACCAGTCGCGCTTTGGCTTAATACTGACATTGTTGCATTGTCATCCCATTGACTATCTATTCCAGAGCCTACCGTTATAAAGTCAATTTGATTTGTCTTTTCCCATTTCATTGTTTGTTCGCTGTCTGTAAGAAATCTAGCTAATTGGACTTGCAGATCTTCGTATCTAATAATTCTTTCTTCAGGAGTGCTGGGTTGCTGCTGACTTTTAATATCAGCAAAAATTTCTCTATTGGTTGCTAGCTCTTCTTGTAGGTGATCACCCCAATTTTGCATATATACCGAGAATGAAGTAAGTGGCTGGACTTGGAATCTGTCTCCGTATTCTTTCGCGACCGCAGCCTTGGTTCTACCGGCAACCATACTTTGGTATTGCGAATCGTTTTGTAATACCGCTAAGAGTGACCCGGAATCAGCTATCGGTGTAAGGTGTTGCCTCATGTCCTTGCGCTCCCAGATTCTTGCAATCTGGTGTAGTTCTTGTGAATTTAAAACCAAGCCACTATTTGCTATCTGGTTAAGGGCGATTTCCATTTCCATCCCTAGCTTCGCAACTTTTGCATCGTCCCAGCCTTTTACATATTTGATCCCATCTTGGTCAAAATCTCTATATACGCTATCCAGTATAGACGTAATGATTGGCGGAATATTCTTGTCTCCAAGATTGCCACCCAATTGCTCAAACGCAGCCGTTGTGCCTCTCTCACTCTCTGTTGCAAAATTAATGCCAGCTTTTGCAGCGTCGGCAAGACGGTTTCGTTGTCTATCACTCTGCAAGTTCTGCGCTGCCATATCCAGCGTTGACATAATTCCCTTCACAAGAGGGCCACCCGGTGTCGCCATTAACTCTTTAACTATTTTCACCACATTAGGGGGGTACTGGTCAGACAGTTGGTCTACAATTGGTGATATCTCACCGATTACATTGGCATTCCCGTGCAAGATCTGCCCTGCATAGATCGGTGCGCGTGCGGAAACAGTGTCTGCAATTCGTTCTGTTAACTCTCTCACCTGAGCTTTTTCAATTTTGCTAATTTCCTGCGTGGCAATGTTTGATATCTGGGTTTTTAATTGATCGGTCCATTGAAGGTCAGGGAATTGGTCTTCAACATTTGTAAATAATTCTTTGATATTACTATCATCATAGTGACCACTTTTCGACTTTTGTTCCACCCAGTCCGTTACTTTTATAAACAGTTGCTGCTCTAACGCCTTTTGCTTATCTGAGACTGCATCTTGCGCGTGGTCTACCATTCTCATAGCACGCTCAAGAGATATGCCAAATTTCTCAGAAATTATTTTTGGTGTAATCTGGTAATAAGGATTGTTAACCAGTTCTAAAACTTGCTTCTGCAATTGAACCCAATCTTGGGTATCAGTGTCTCGCAGCATCTGATCCGTGATACTAAAGTCCAGATCACCAAATTTATCTCGACCACCAAGCATTTGGTAAAATTGACCCTTAACATCTTCCGCACTACTACCTTTTCCTTGAGATGGGCGGTTAAGAATAAGCTGCTTAATCAATTTTTGGGCGTTGTCTCGAAGAGCTATCTGTGAATTTGCCTCCGACATCCTTAGGGCAGCATCTTCTAAAACAGCCTTCCGCTTATTCTCCCCTGCGATCATAGATAGAAAATCGTCGCCTCTTAAATGAGATGTCTGCCACGACTCCCCATGCGGAGTTAATCTATCTAGCATACCCTCAAGATCTTCTTGCGTTGCTCTTGGGAATTGCTTTCTCATTTCACCGAATAGACGTGCTTTTTCGGCTCTAGTATCGCTTTCAAAGCCCTTACGCTTCTGCATTCCTGAGTAGAAGCCACCGGCGAATCTTCCTAATGGGTTTAATATACTAGGCATAATTAACCACCATAGGGGGTTATGGGGCCGGTGGTTGGTGGGGTGACGGTAGTATTATTGTTGGGCCACCATTCCGCTGGGTTCCAAGGAATCTGGAAGTCGTTTATCTTGGGCACTACCGCTCCAGCCTGAGTAAATAATCCTTGTACTGCCTCGCCTGCCGTTGCTGCTGATTGCCCTGCTCTTAAAGCCTCAGCCGTCTCTAATGCCTGAGCATTACTAAGCATGTTGTTTCCTATGCTCGCAGCATTAGCGCCAGCCTGCTGACCACTTGGTAGATTCTGCGGGGTAAATTGATTAATGCCAGAGCGGATACTACCAAAAGTCTGCGGGAATGGTGGTAAATTCATAGTTTCCCCTACGCCAGTAGACACGTTTTGAAATCCTGTTGACGCAGCAGACTGTGGCTGTATTGGTGCGCCCCATCTAGTCCCGGTACTCGACACAGGACGATGGTAAGCAGAATCAACTCCACCTATTTCTGATGGTAATACTGCGCTGCTTGGCGGCGCTAAAGTTCTTAGGCTCTCTAAGCCTGCCAAAGCAGTCGCCCCCGGCAATCCTGCCTGCGCGGTACGGAAATTCTGTAATTCCTGTTGAGTCGTCACATCGCCCTGCCTGATGCCTTGCCTGCCTGTCATATACGCAAGAGCCTCATCTCGCGCGCGCTCACGCGCGGCTGCATATTCTGGGATAAATCTTTCTGCAAGATCGCCCCTTGCTACAAGCCCAGCGGTACTTTCGTCCATGCCTCTTCGGATAAGATTTGCCTCTGTTTTTGAGCCAGCAAGTTTTAAAGCTCGGTCAACATCGCCTATTTGAATATCAGCCCTACGAGCCTCCTCCGTCGCTATATCTTGGTCAGTGGTAGCCCTGAATGTGGGTCTGTCAAATTCGCCTATTACGCCCTCTAATGTCGCGGTTAATGATTCTATTTGACTCAGAGTTCTGCCTCTTAGCTGTTCTTCTTGTTGACGTTCTTGTACACGCTGATCTCCCAACAACCGGAAATTAGTTTCTGCAAATTCTCTATCTAATTCCTGTTTTTCTCTTTCATAATAATAATTAGTCAGATCTTCTGTGTACTCCTTGCTTGCGGTTCGTCTGGCAAGTTCCAGCTGAGATCGCGCGAAACCTCTTTCTTCTTCAGTTATGTCTTGGTTGTTTGCTACCTGTTCAAGTTGATATGCCCGTTGTGCCGCGGCCTTTTGGTCGTTAAAAACTTGCCTGTCAATGGCATATCGTCTGTCTTCCAGCGCTTGCGCTTTTAGCTGTTCGTACTCGTCTATATCTCGACGTCTCTCAGACGCCGAGATGCGGCTGTTAAGGAGGTCCTGTTGTTTTATATATTCTGTGTATTCTTGGTTGCGACGTCTATCGTCTTGTTGCAGCATTAAATTGTATCGCTGCAAATCCATCTGCTCTCGTTCCAGAGCCTGCCTTGCTTGCGCTGCTTGCGCGGCATATGCGGCATTTGTTTTGGCCGCGCCCATGCTTTGCATGGCGCTGACGCCGCCCATCGCAAGCTGGCCGATACCTAAGACTGCTGAGAAAGCGACCACTGTTACACCCTATGCTTGTATTACACCAAGATTCGACGAGAACCCGGTGTTGTATCCACCACCCGCTCCTCCATACTCATCCTCTTCTTGTCTACGGGCCAGCAATGCTAAATATTCGGCCGCTGTTAAAGGCTGGGTACTCTGAAAATCTTGGAATTGTGGAACTCCGCCCGGACCTAAGGCAGCTAGAATTGACTGTCTTTCCCGACCCGACGCGCCGGTAGACGCTTCAAGGTCATTCTCAAGACGTTGCTTCTCTGAATTCAAACGGTCTTGGATTGATCCAATTTCGTCTAAGGCTTGAGTCGCATTAAAGAGTTGTTGCTTTTCTTCTACAAGACCAAGCTCATCAAGCTGGGCCTGTACCGCGGCAAGATCAGTGAAGGTGGTTATGCCGACATTTTCAAGCAACTCTCTGGCCCCTGTTTCTATTTCTGTACGTTTGGTCGATAGTTCTTGAAGACGTGTGTCTATTCCTGCTTGAGACTGGGCAATTGCTGCATTGACGTCTCCGACTCTACCGCCACTGAATGGAGCAAGATCACCTCCAACGCCAATTAAGCTAGACAAGCGTTCGCGAATTGCACCTTCGTCTTGAAGAGGAATTTCTCCGAGGCCGGAACCAGCTACATTTGCTCTGGAAATCAGGTCATCCAGCGCACTGGAGCGTTGCCCCCTCAAGTCCGAAAGAGTCGTTCCAGCCCCAGTCAGCCTTGACTGAGCCGTCCCAAAATCAAACGGCAGAACTGAACTAAAGTTACCGAAATCCTCCTGAGACTCCGCTATCCTGTCTTCCAGAGATTGCAGGCCAGAGGAGGAATAGATGCCTGTATCGGCAGCTTGGGATGCCACATCTCTACCTATACCACGAGCGCGGCTTTCTGCTCCCTGTATCCTAGATAGTTCAGACTCACGCTCGGCAAGACGTCCCTTTACATCACCTGATAAGGACTGCAAATTTTGCAGCGTCGGGCTGAAGTTAGTAGGAATGTCAGACCTGAAACGCTGTATCCCCAATTGTTGGGTCCCTATGTCGGTTCCCAATTGTCTCAAAGCGCCCTCATTGGCAATTGTTAGGGGTGCAAATGCGCCTCTGAGTGCGTCATACCCACCCTCTTGTGTAGTACGGAAATCTTCTATCCGCCCTAGTTCATCTGTTCGCCTTGTGCCGAGGTCAGTGAGTTCTGATTGTGCGGACCCAAGACGAGATTGGAGTGTTGGGAATACGCCTTCCCCACTTGGATCACCGTATAATTGACTGGCAATAGGAGAAGTAAATCCTGAGATATTTCCTCTTAACTGGTCGAGGCTTGATCCTAATTGGTTAATCCCGAATTCATTGCCGATGCCCGTACGCCCAATGCCACCGCGTAAGGCAGCTATATTCCCAAGGGCACCACTTCTGAATTGGTTGACCCTACCTTCTTCTGCCCCTCTTTCGCGTCTTAGGCCCTCCAATGTGGAACTTAAGCCCCCTACTTGGCTTAGAAGAGAGGACCGTAAACCCTCATTTGGGTCTTGGAGAGCAGGGACATTAACGCTGACAGATCCCCAAGGGGACATGCCAGCGCTGGAGAAACTAGGTCTAGCCGTATTTACGTTGGCGGCGCTGATGCCAGCGCGCGCTTCGCCTAGTTGACTTCTGTAATCAGGCGCCCCTTCTCCTAAGTCTGCGATACTAAGACCTCCTATCTGGGAAGATAGGTCGGAAATACCTGCTTGCTGACCTCCTAATTGCTGGTTAAAGGCAGCGACTGACTGATTATAGGCATCAGCTTCAGTCTGGTATTCAGCAGACTGTTCCGTCGCCCAACCAGCTTTCTCCTTCGTATAATCGGGGGGAGGCGGAGGCGGTTTGCTCCCATACATACCCATCTTTAGTCTCCTTTAAGCCAGTCTTCGAATGTTTCTCCGCTATTCGAATGAGACTCTTTAAATAAATCTTCGACAACGCTCATTGCGTGATCCATGCCACCAGTCAGAACTGCTGTAGTCCACATAACCTGTTCAACTAACTCACGGTAAATATAGGCAAACATCCTAGCTTTCCCGTCCTCTGACTTCCGCCATTTCTCACTTACCTTCCACGCCAGTATGGCGTTTGCCATAACCGGAAACAGGGCTATTTTGTTTTCCATGTAAAATGGGTCTAATTGTAAAGTTATCGTAGTTCTGTAAAGTAGGTCTGCCATATCTGAAACAATATTTTCCGAATCCCCGTCCGCTATATTGTCCGCCAATCGGGTGATGGCAGCTAAGTTCATCATAAATTCTGCCGCTTGTTTGTTTCCGTTTGACCAACGGGTTAATAATTCCCGCATTTTTTCGTCTGGGAGTGCCATTTTTATTTCTCCAAAAAATTACATTCATCTTTCAACATTCCCCAGACTAAAGCATTTTCGTTATCGGCGAAATACTGTCTTAAACACCCTTCCCGTTTGAATCCCCATTGCCCTGCGAGCTTGACTGCTTTTTCATTTCCTTCTCTACAAATTGCTGAGACACGGATAACATTCTTACGCTTGAACGGATATTCGGAAATAAATCGCAAATATTGGCGCTGACACCAACTTGAGTCCCTGATGGCAATGTGAGCTTGGATGTCCCGTCCAGTGTATCCTGTGAAGATAACCCCACCGGCCATTCTCCCGTCGACAAGAAATCCATATCCTTCTGCGTCATCCCAAATTTTAGAGAGTTGATTTTGATGGGCGACCCAGTGTGCAATTTGTTTTTCATTACTTATTACTTCAATCACGAACTAATTACCGAAATTGCCAGAGAGACTTCTAGGGTGTTACCTGAAGCATTGTTGGTCACCGTGTATCCCACAGACTTTGAGGCCGTAGTCCCGTCGATTTCAATCGGTGTCCCAAGTGTAATTTCATTTGGTGTACTGGATACAGAATGTATTGTGCCTACGTCTACGCCACCTACCCTTACTGTGACAGAACATGTCCCAGACGTCAGACGGAGCGCTACTCCGTCTATGCGTATTTTCTGCTTCCAGATACGGGTGATGTCTGTTGATGCATTAGCCACTGTAACAATTGTGCTGTACAGGGTATCGGTTGATAAGACAGTCGGAAGCTGTGTGAATGGCAGTCGTCCTGTACTATCTAATTGGGCAACTCCATTCGCCGCTCCCTTTTGGGTAACCGGGATGACAGAAGATAAATCTACACTTGAGTATTCAAGTGCTGTTCCTGTTGCGTTTACCCGAACGAATTGAGACGCGTCTGAGGATGAGAAAGTAGGCAAACTACTTTCTGGCGACGTCCGTAGAAACTGAGTGCCGTCGTAGAATTTTAATTGATTTGGTGACTGACTTGTATCTAACCACAGGTCGCCACTGGCGGGCGCAGAGGGGGTGGTGCCAGACACAGTAATTTTTGTGGCGGTGGACAGGATTGTAACCAAGCCATCTATTTTTGCTTGGGCAATGTCTGCATCAGCAATTTGTAATTTACTAAAGGGGATTTTCCCAGTTGCAGTATCGGTAAATCCGCTTTCCAGCATCAGCCCTGTAACTGCCTGACTGCTAATATTCTCTACGGTAATGATGGATACAAGGTTCCCGGCTGCGACATTGGTATTAAACTGTACCGTATTTGACGCCGGGATCAGAGTGTAGTCATTGGTGCCGCCCTCTCTTTGAAGGAGGCCGTTCTTGTAAACCAGAAGTTTCGTATCTTCGTCAAAAGTAAACGGGAAATTCAGCTGGCCTGCGCCAGTAGTAAGAGTGTCAGTTCGTGTGAATCCTGTGATTGATGTAGTTCTGACTTTGACAATGGTAACAACTTGGCCTGTGGTCAGACCTGAGTTGAAAGTAACTGCGCCTGTACTTGTCGAGCCAGCGGTGGGACTTGATGTGTAGTCGTTAGACCCACCTTCTTGTTTTAAAACTCCATCTACCCATACGAGCAAGCTATCGGTAGAGACGTGAGCGTAATCGAAAACTGTTTGGGCAGAGGTTGCTGCAACATCTTGGCGTGTATGGAAAATAGGTGCCCCTATTTCACCCACTACAGTACCATCTGCACCCTTTAATGATGCAAGCGAAGCAAGGGTAATCCATCCAGTATCATCATCGGCATATGTCCCGACTCTGTACTGTAGGCCCTCTGAGCTATCGTTTCTTATTTCTATCGGCCCTACGAAGGTGCCTGTAGAATCAAATAAGATAGACAGCAATTCACCAACCGTCTTATCGCCCAGTTCGCTGGCATTAAGATAGCGGACGACATTTTCAAATTCGGCGTTAATGTTGCCGGAACTGCCGTAGTTCTGTGGATTCTGTTGTCGTAATCTTGCCATCACCTATTCCTTCAAAACAACAGCGAAGCCCATGATTCTAAACACTCCTGAACCACCTGAAATTTTCAGGCGATACTGAGCGCCCCTGTACCTAGTTTCCCACTTCCGTTCATACTGGTGTGAAAGTGGCACATCAATGAAACGGTTGTCGTCCGTGTCATCAACCTCAAAATTCAAAGCACCAAGTTCTCTGCCGGTCTCGTCTACGGCAGTCAGATCAATGATGCCAGTTCCAGACACCTGCAAAACAACCGAATGAGTCTGCTTGATATGGTTGAAGTCCCCATGCCACAGCATGGGGGTGACTATGTCTACATCAGGTGTGTATCCTAGAACAGACTCAACTCTATGGACCGTGTAATTGCCACCCGGAGTTCCGACAACAAGCTCTCCGCCCAGAAACGACCCGCAACGAGCATTCAGAAAATCTCCTGATGACCATTTTGGTTGAGGGTCAGCGCCTTCGGGGTTGGTACTTAATGTAAGTCTCTTGGCTATTTCGTCTCCCGGTTGGGGGAAGAAAATATGGTATTGGGCAGTATCCTGATCCCACACGGCTGTAATTGTCTCTGGGTCTATGACGGAATTGAAATACTCACGGTAGAGAAGATCTACCTTGTCTGACATAGAGACACTGAACACCAGAATTCCGTTGTCTTGGCTCCTGCGAATTGAATGTACGCCTGACCTTGAGCAGAAAATCACATCGGTCCCGGCCTGAACTATCGTGTTGTGACTGCTACAGCCGATGTTGATTGTTGTGCGTTCGTCAATTGTCCAGAGGGTGATATCAGGGTCTATCTGGTACATTAGCGCCCTGTCAGACGTGAAGATTATGACTCTGTTTTGCTCAAACGGTGAAATGCCGGTAATTTGGTCAGCTGTTCCTAGCTGATTTGCTATGTCTATATAACCCGCCCTCAAGACGTCGGTGCTGGTATTGTCTTCGTCGTCTGGGAAAATCTCTGATTGGTCTACCCTGCTAAAGTGAACCTGAGTCTCCCTGCCGGGGATACCAGCTACAGCCAGCCTCCTTTGAACAGGAACACCCAATGCCGGGTTGAGTTTGTTTAAGGCTGGAGATTCATTTGCCTGCCATGAAATGCCATCATATCTGTAAGACGTGAGGGCGCGGGCAAAGAAGTGGACATTCTGATTGAAAACTGTGCTGCTTACACAGGCATTTGTTGGATAGGCGTCGACCAAAGAATGATCTCTGTCTGAATTAAAGGTAATGCCTGACCCGGTTCTTTCAGCCCAAGACACCTCCCCCATTCCGAAATGCCTGACGTGGATTACTTTGTAGTCACCACTTCTATACGATGCGCTTGGATCTCTGACAATCTGGCCTCGCCAATCACAAAAAGCGTTCTCTAGGGTACTTAGAGGTTGCTCTGCTTTTATGTCTTGGCTTGTTAAATCCCTAGACGAATCAAGCCCTTGAAAATTTTCATAGGCGACAATCGTGGTTTTAACACCATGTGGAGATTTAGGCGTACTTGCCATTAGCTACTCGCAGATTTTTCGTATGCCAGTCCGTTGTATGTACTTGTCTTGTCGCTGAAGTTCCTTTTGTTTGTGCCGTCGTCCACGATCCTAAGACGAATTTTTGTATTACCATTTAATTCATTCCAGAGATGTCGATTTAGTTGCTGGTGGTACATCGGAGCATAGATCTGCATCTTGTCAGACCCCTGTTGAATTGCGTAATGATACAAAAGTCCACACCTGATAATGCTGTCATTGATTGGGCGCGCGTCATGGACTGACTCGTAGTAATCCAAAACCGGGTATCCGGTGTAATATGTGTGCTGACGTATGTCGTCTACAATATAGTTAGCGAATTCAATGAACATGCTGAGAACGGCACCATCTGTGGTGCCGGGACTAAAGTCCCCAAACTGGCGTAAAGCCTGCAAGGCCAGAGTCTCAAGGGGCGAATGGCCCTGCCTTATGTGGGGATTCTGCGTTGATTCTCCGGGGTCCGTCTTAGAAAGAACACGGCTGTCGGATGTGTGTGTGGCGCCAGTCTGTGTGTGGCCATCATATGTGTGGTAAGGGCCAGCCCAGACTTCGCCTGTGGAGAGATAGTATGTTGTAGCCATTAGTATTTCCTAACAATACGTCCAATGGTGAGGAAATGATGACGCTCAAATCTTGCTGCATCCTCATCTTCTACTTCCCATTCAAGCCTGCCGCTAGCGAAATTCCGAGTCGGACGAATCCCCGCGCAATCAAACATCGCCGGTTCTTTTTCCCTGCTTTCGTAATGACGATAAGTAACTTCTGCTGGAGCAGGGAGTTCTGTTATTTCGATTACGTCTTCCTCAATTTTCATATCCGTCTCCATGTCAATTGGGGGGCATGTAAGCCCCCCAATCTAAATAGGAATAACCAAGTTGGTCGTCCCTGTTAGGTGTTGGTCGCCCAATTCTTAATATAGCTGTGAACCTTGTCTTGGATAAGCTCCAAACCGCATTCGGTAAGGTACTCATGGGTCACACTATCTGCACCGGGTGACTGACGATTTTCCAGAAGTGTCGTATCACGACCTTGGAGGTAGCGATAGGAAATATATGGAAAATCTATAATTACCACAGACTGCTTCATATTCGGAATCTGACGGAATTGCGGGTGCAAATGCACTAGCAAGTCGCCAGCAAACGTCTGATACCGAGTGAAGTTGACTCCATAAGAGCCTTCTACCGACGTCGGTGACCATCGGTTCTTACCGAATTCCTGAAGATGATGGGCTATAGTCTCGCCGACAAACGCAATCTTCTGGGTGCTACCAAATTTAAAGACTGTGCTTATCAACTGCTCATCAAATTGCGTCTCAGACATTGAACCATCGCCATCAATATCGCTATCGCAATCAATGACATTGCTCAATTGAGTAGTAAGACCACCTGTATAACGAGTCGGCTGGGCAGTCGAACCTGAAGCCTCATGTTTCTTGCCAAAGAACATGGCCCTTTCGATGTCGCTCATGTGGAGCTTCAACGCTTTGGTCATGGCCTCGTCTTCTTTATCTCCAGTGCGGAGGTAAGTCGAGCGCAAGGTGTTTGAGACACTGAACGCAGTACGGAAAATCTGCGTGTAATTCGATGCCACTGTGGCGTCGAATGTAATCGCAGTCGGCGTAGATGCCCCTTCAGCTGCCGCGAAGCCTGCTACAAACAGATCATCGTTATCGGTAATAGTGAAGGTAGTACCGCCGATATTCCGGGTTACTACAAGGTTAGTGCTAGTAGTATCGGCGGTAACATGCATTACCTCTCCGGTATTACTATTAACTACAATCGCCCCTGTGATGGCATACTTATTGTCATCAGCAGCGTCGATTACAACCGTTGTGGCACTGGCATTGTAGCCACCGCCGTTGTTAATTTTCATCTTCCGATCAGGTAGTTCGTCCCTGAAGTTCTTGTACTCTGGATCGTCTGTGCTTTCAGACGAACCCATAGCCAAGAGCGCGTTCAGAGGCGCATTGCCATTCGGCTCTAAGAGAGTGAATAACTCTCTGTAATTCTTCGGGCGAAAATCTACCGAAAACTCGCCAGTTCCCCGAAGTCCTTGGACAGCAGCCATGAGATGTACTCCTTTTCTGGCTGAAATGGACAATAGGGTCGCTTGAGCATTAGCGGAATGACCATCGCTATAGCATCGTAGCGGCTATAAATTCTGGCCGTAGCGAGAATTCAAATCTGACCGAGCCTTGGCGCGGACAGTCACATACTAGGGAAAACTAATTTTCCCGTCGTCCTTATTAAGAGATGCCTTTAGACTGCATAATCTTAGAGGATATATCTGCAAATCTTGTATCTGCCGGTGACTCTGCTGCACCCTGTTGTGCTGTCGGGGTGCTACCAAGGCCACCAGTGTATGCAAGACGTTTTTCAGTCATTGCCCTGAGGCTATCGTAATTCTGTCCTTTGATATCCCGGTCAAACGACTGCATGAATTGCAGCGCTTGATCTGCGTCTACAAAATCATCCAGTGTTAGTCCCATCTGTCCCATCCAAGTTTCAAACTGGGGAGCAGCTTCACCGGGGATATTGAGCGCCTGTTGTGCGCGGTCAATATTATTGGCGATTGATTGGCGTCTATTTGCATCAGCGGTGCCAGCCACATTTGCGCCCTGCGCCTTCATGGCATCAGCTGCACCTGCGACCTGAGGCATAATTTGCTGTAAGGCTCCCTCAATACGATCCATTCTTGAATTAACGCTATTCATATTGCCATTGACACTAAGAAGCTCTTCGACCCCAGATGGCAATTCGTCTAACGCATTTCTCTCAGCCCAATCCTTTAATGCAGAACCAACATCCTGATTTGATTTTTGTGGGGTTTCGTCTCTTGACGGGTCCTGAGGCGCCTTTTGTTCAGTATTGCCAAAGGTGGGGTTAGATTGAAAAGCCTTGGAAATAGCTTCTGCTGTTTGGTCGATAGTCATCTCAGGGTTCTGTCTCATGTACCCTTCAAGCACTTTAGCAATCGGCTTCATTACGGCGTTCTGATGATTTAAGGCACCATAACGATCCAATGTCCCTTTTAATTGCTGCTCCGTGTAATCACGCCCATCAACTTTGATAGCCTTATATTCAATTGCCTCTTTCTGCGCGTTGTCAGCCTCAGTCTCAGGTGACCCCTGCTTGGCTGCGGTGTCTTGGGCAGTTTCCATCGCCGGGGCTGTTTCCTGTGGAGCAGGCGGTGGCGGAGGCGGCATAGCGGCTGCTGGCGGCACCACGGGCGGGACTGCTCCCTGCGCTGGTGCGGCTGCTGGTGGTAATCCCAGCTGATTGCCGGAAATCCTGTCTACTGTTGATGACATATCTCTTGGGTCTAAAGCCATTTTTATCTCCTTCCCGGCCGTAGCGGGGATTAAGAATCAGTGTGAATTACATCTTGAATATTTGATTTAATCTTGTCGTCCTCGCCGGACAAGGCAATTTCATTCTCTAGCTTTACCCTAAGACGAGAAGGTAAATCCAGTAATTGCTTCGCGGCGAAGATAGCTCCCCGCCGAAAGTTAATCTGATCTAACGTCATATCGGAAGTTTCAGCAATGGACATTGCCAGCTTAACGACTTCTTCGTCCATAACGACTTTGATATAGTGCCAGCCGCGGTTCTTCTCAAGCTGGTCTAGCGCCCCAAGCGCAGCCTTTGGAGTCAACGTCTTGGTTGCTTTTTACCACGTCTTACAATTGCTTTCCCAGCAATTACCGGCTTGAATGCGGGTTCTTTCCCCTTTTCCGTGGGAACGCGTACCGTCATCTCCGTGAGATTAACCTTTTTCATTTATCAACTCCAAGTTTTGCATAAACGCCTACTGCTAATATTACCAGTATTGCTGTTGTAATCATACGAACAACTGTCTGGCCCATCGTTTTTTTTGCCCCCCTCCATGCATCAAGCAAATTACGAAGCTCTCGCACGTCTTGACCGGCATTTTTATCTGACAATCCTATTTCCTTTAGTGCGGCTCTAGCACCTTTAGCGGTCGCCTCTTCGACTAATTTTCGAAGACCTTCGTCAGTTAGATGGATTACTTTATTGTCCATGTGAGGATTTTAGTTCAGGTTATTTATCCCTGTCGTCCATCATAATTGCAGTACGGAATCAAAGGATTTGACTCCAAATACTTTCTCGCAGGCATGGCAATCCCAACATCTATTTTTACAGGTAGAGAGTATTTTACTTAAACTACGGCCCTTTTTTGTATGCCATATAGAGTTAAGTTCGTCTTCACTATGTTGCTGAGTATGGGATAAATTAGTCCACCCTTGAATCGCCCACCTATCCACTAAATATGGAGATAATTTTTTATTATATATTTCCTTAAAGGAATCTGCGTATTCAAGTGAGCGCGACAACAACCCGCTTTCTAAGTCTATCTTTTCTCCACCCTTCTCAAAACCTGACCAGCACATTCTGCCATTTGGATCGACACCTTGATTCTGCCCCAATCTACCGCTGAATTTAAAAACATCCACATTATCGAAGAAGTTATCCACAATTTCTCTGGTAGCCATTGATATATTAACACCCAGTCTAGGCAGCTGTTCCGAATGAGGCCATCTCCAGTGAGCGCAAGTCGTGGGGAAAGTTTGCCAGTAATTGGAATCTGTCTTGGAGAGGGGCGCCTGCCATATGTCATGCTCTTGTTTGAAGGGACAGCTTGGCATACATGACTCAGACGCAAGAAGCGATGTTTCTATATTTAGATTCTTAGTTGCCGTGCGAATTTCAGTCAGTAGATCAATATCTCTGTTAAGGGAGCGATCTAAAAGTATAGTTTTGTAGCCTAAGGCAGCGTAATCATATACTTCCTGCGTTGTTTTCACTAAATGGTTTACTGTATTCTTCCAATTCATTTCAGGGAATTCTGCCTGCAAAGCCCCCGTTCTCATTAGATGGGCCGAACTAATAGTGCAAATTCTTAAGCCTCTTTTATAATACTGTTTTATATAACTCAGCATTTGTTTTATGACATTAAGGTCAGAGGCTAGCTCCTTCCCCATATCCATAGAATTTAATGTCAGAGATATCTCTACACCAAATTCGTCTTGTATTTTAAAGAGATTGTCTACTTGCTTGGGAGACGCAGTGACTCCCATAACTTCGCCGTATGTTTTTTGCTGGCCGTCGTGTTCGTAGACGAATTCTGCGCCGAAATATATATCGCGTACTTCGTCTTTGTATTCCTGCTTTGAATTCTTAAATAAATTATAGAATAGGTCGTCTTCTGTATAACTATCCCAATGAGGGATAGAGAACTTTTTATTACAGTCTAACACTTAATCAGGATCTAAAATTCTATCTTTATCTATTGGATCAACCGCAGCAACTTTAGGAATGTCTGATTTTACTTTATCAATGTGGTCGATGAATGTCGTAGTCCCATCACGCATGTCACGATAGATAGCGTCAAGCTGATCGCCAAAAGGACCGTAAGCAAGTTGGCGTTCAAATTTCATGGTCTCTCGTTGGCCTTCGGGTGTTGCCTCATGGGCAGCTCTCTGATTAGTAAAACTACCATCGTCAGGGTTACGATTCCAAGCACCGCGTTCTACAGTGTCATCACTGCACTCGTGCCATTCTAGGCTTGGATGAACCTCAAACCGCTCCTCGATGGTATCCACCACCTGTGCAACACGATGGTTTCGTAAAGTGTCTACAAGAACGTGCTTCATGGCTATCTCCTACGCGTATTCCCAGATGATTACAAGACCGGGCTTCGTAGCTGAGCCTTGCGTATAGCCGTTGTACACACCCATGCCACCGGCCCCATAAGCGATATAAGTATGCAAGGTGGCGTCAGTGGTGTCGGGACTCCCCGGAGTACACCCACCAAAATAACTAGAACCGCCTGTCGCAGACATACTGTTGACGGCGGAACCCCCGCCGCCTCCTACGATATTAATATCGCCTCCAGTACCATCCCCTCCAAATCCACCACGACTGGCTTGGACACTACCAGCGGTGTATCCACCAGTTGCCGAGACGTAACTCCCGAAGGAGGATGTATTCCCGTTTGGTGTGCCAACAGTGACCGTAACTGTGGGAAGTGAGCTAACATCGCAAATCTTTTCTGCGTAACCTCCTGCCCCACCACCTCTTTGTCCATTTGATCCATGTGCGCCAGAACCCACTAATTGGACCCTGACTGTTGAAACACCAGCCGGTCTTGTCCAAGTTCCACTTGCAGTAAATGCTTGAACAGATTTCAATCCTCCGCCTTCTGCTGCGTCTACCCATTCAAGAGTAGAGCCACCAGCAGCAGTTGCCAAAGTTTGCCCGGCTGTGCCTGTCCCGACATCTGTTCCATCTGTTCCATCTGTGCCTCCGGCTGACAACAATTCCCAATTTGATCCGGTGGCGAAGGCGCCACCAGATGTATGAGCGAGGATGCACATATATGCGCTGCCACTGCTCTGAACTATGTCGTCTACAACGTAAGCAGTAGTCGCGGCCCATGCCCCTTTCCAAACTGTTCTGACTCTGCCTAAATTGATAGTAGTCATCTCTTGTTCCTTTCCTTAGTAAGTAACTACTAAGTCGCCGTTACCGTCTATTGAATACGTCTGATTGGGAGATCCAACGATGACCATGTCATAAGGATCGAACCCAGAAGCAGCCGCGCCTGCGCGGAGGTCATCTGTAATATCGTATGCCAGATCGTTGCCCTTGTACCAAAGTAGGTTGCCGCTAACGACCCTGAAAGCATGGTGTATATTGTTAACGACCTTGGCATTGCCTATATACCCCATTAAGTAATCTCCATCACGCTCAAAGCTACATCAAGCGCAGCGGTGACAGACGCAAGCGCTTTTACGATGTCTCCTGTCTCAAGCACTACTTTCCCCTCAATAGCTTCAAGCGTCCCGCCAGTAGGAATAGATACACTTTTGATTAGGTAGACGTCGTCCGCGTTCTCGCCTGCGCTAGACGCGGTGACAATCTGTACGTCTACGGTAATTGCAGACGCAGATTTATTTGCCATCATGGCGCCAATCATAACTGCGGTTGTCGCCGCTGGCACTGTGTAGACTGTCTCAAGGGAAGTTCCTACACTAGCCCCGGTTTTTAGTTTGAAAGTATTCGCCATTGGCTAGGCCCCCTTCGGGAATCTCATTTTAATTTCAGCGGCCAGATTAGGGACTCCTGTCCCCGCGCCTTGAATTGTGCTTGTCATCCAATTATCCTAGCGCAATGGCCATTGCTGTGGCATCGTCTATGGTCGCAATATTTCTGAAGACGAGATTTGCCGACCCGTCTGTCACAAGTCCTTGTCCATCTGCCCCATCTCCATTAGGAAAGAGTAGGTTGCTTATCCCTATTTTCACTCTCCCCGTTCCACGTCCCTTGATTTCCAGATTGGTGTCATCTGTACTCGCTTCTACGATATTTGCTCTCAGGGTCGACATGTCCTAATCCTTTGGAAATCTGGTTTTAATCTCTAACCTTTTCTCGGCATGTGTACCGGCAGGAATTTCACCAGCATTTTCCTGAAAAAATAAGGGATCTGACTCGTTTACGTATGCAACTTGCCTTTGCGCGATTGCTTCCGCTGCCCTAAGAGTAGGAGCCGCTGCCTTTGATGCCTCTATATCAGCTTCGTAAGCCGCTTCCTCTGCCGGGGTGAAAGCTATCTGCACCCCATCAGTATTGTGATATCGTGTCATACTTCACCTATGCCTTTTTCCAGCCATACATTCTAATACTCCCGCCAGCAGCAAAATTCTGCCCGTTCCAGTAGAATCGAACAGCGTCTACTACATCCAAATCAAGCCTATGGTACTCACCCCCTCCTACATAACGGGCGCCAGCACTGGTCTGAGCAGTCATTTGCCAATCAAACATAGTAAAGGTATTTGCATCACCCGCTCCCCAGACTTTAACATAGCCACTAAACCCAGAGTTTGTGCCGGTATGTGTAGTTGAAAAGCCACCAAACCACTCTACATAACTTTCGTCGCTGTACCCCTGTTGAAATGCCCTGCCGCCCGTGTTGTGGTAAAATTTGAATTTCCCGTAGTTTGCGCCTCCTGTGTCGTAGGACGAGCCGCCATCGCTGCTGCTAAGAAATCTAAATCTTTGCTCACTACCTGTGCCTGTTCCGTTTGGCTGGACATTCGTCAGGGCAAATTCATAATGGTCATACAAGGATGAGTCGAAACCTGTGAAATTCATATTTGTAGTAGACGTGCCTGATGGCTCGATGGTTTGTATAAGAGTGGTTGCGCCACCCGCAGCTGCCTGAAATGTCGGGGGAGTTGATGCACCTGTAGACGTAATAACTTGACCGGATGTTCCCCCTCCCCTAATAGACGTTAGAGGGACACCAGCTGTGCCACCAACTTTAAAATTAGCGCTTAAATTGGGAACGCCGGTGCCTTTCCCGCTGACAATCAGATCAGTATTTGTCCCAGATAATGGAGTTATTTCATCAACTTGAATTTTCGACAATGGCTCTACTCCTTTATGACCCCGGCTTTTCGGGCCAAACCGGATTATCTGGTTGGGCCGTAGCTGAAGGTAGATCTCTTAAAGCTCTTCGCCAAGCCGCCCACTCTTCTTTTTCTACATTTGAGAGTGGACTGTCATTAGCCTGTGTCCAGTCACTTTGATGTAATTCATGGTCCCTTGTCGTCCTTAAATCACGCCAATCAGTAGTAATTTCCTCAGGAGTTTTGGGACGAACACGATGCACAATGACTACACGGTCTTCTTCGATGTTAATTTGGTCCGTGTCTCTTGTTTGCCCCGGTGCAGAGACAGTCTCAGTTACAACAACAGGAAGCCATCCCCATCGCTTTAACTCTTCATCAGTGGCAAGGTGCAAGCCGCTGATGTTGCGCCATGATTTAGGCAGCGGGCCAATATTGCTTACTTGGCCGTTTTCGATCTGGGCATACATTTAATTTTCCCCTACCATGTTAAGCCATAAGAATTAGCAATGTAATTTTTCGTTTGGATTCGTACGCCTCCACTATTATGCCAATAGAGAAGAACCTCTGCTATTTCGCCCCTGAAATACTGACCGGGATACTGAGAGCCACCGATTAAAGGAGACTGATTCTGATCTCCAGTATTCCAAGAAAGACTCTGTGAAACTGTAGTCAGCCCCGTTGTTTCCATTGTCGTGATTCCTGTGGTATCATTTCGATACACAAGGGTAGAATATGTCGTGCCTACTACATGACCGGATTGCTGTAGTGTATTGTTACCAAAAGACATGTGCGTTGCGCTACCCGGACCAACCCAGTAATACCCCTGCTGACCTCCCCATATCTCTGCATAAGAATAGCTATTACCTGTTGTGGCAGTCCTGAAAACCACGAATATCATTGCATTATCGTAATTTCCGTTAAAGAACTCCTTGCTCCACGGCGTTGAGGCAGGTAAAGGGCCTGAAGCGAATTTAAAATTAAAGCTGCCGGTATTCGGGAACGTAATACTGGGGTGGTCATTAAAATTAGAATCTGAGGCATTTAGTGTTGGCTTATAATTAGTATCTTGTGGAACACGGTGTCTCCCGTTTCCACTCTTATCAGTCCACTGCGAAATAGCGCCTCCCGATTCAACTACCTCATCTGCCCTAAACCACCCCTCCAGAAAACTGGAATTAGGTTCCCCTACATAATCTGGAGGACCAGAGTTACCAGCAGCAGCCATCATTCCCTTTTTATAGCTAGTCAATGATCGTTCCTAACTAGAATCAAGGCTGGAAGCCATGCCATGCCAGACAGTCCCGGCATCGTGGGTTACAAAAACCAGCAAGTCTATTCCCGCTGCTGTGAGTGTCGGCGCCGTTGCTCCCGGCCAACGTGTTCCTGCTGGCCAGTTTATTGTTTGTGATCCCGCGTTCGTCAGGATAAGAGAGAACCCACAAAGCTCATCTGCCCCTGTGGGGTTCGAAAATGTAAAGGTGGTTGTGCTTGTGTCTATCGTCGCACTTACGCTGTTACCAAGTGTTAGATCTATGTCTTGAGTGCCGCCGCCTACCGAGCCGATTGCGTTGGTAACTTCACCGTAGTCCAGTAAATTTACTTGCTGAAAAGTATTGTCGCCCGCGTCCACAGCCCCAGCAAATGTTGTTGCGCTCGATACTGCGACACCGCCCGTCCCTGCTCCCGATAATGTAAGTGTGCTATCGGTAGTCCGGGCAGTGACATTATCAGCTTTTAAAGTAGACAATTTACTTCTCCTATATTATTGCCAGCACACCTGCGACAGAAAGCGTCACTGAGGGGTCTACTCCAAAAGGCCCGGTACAGCTTGCATTTGTGCTTGCTGCGATTGTAGTGCTAACTGTTAGTGTGCCTGAGTTCACGCGAAAAATATCCGCTAAGCCATTTGTGCTGTCCCCCGTTATGCCGTTGTTGCCTTGGAAATATCCCGCTCCCCCCGGTGCCGGGACGGCAGACGTCCAGATTGTTCCGTTAGACGTCAAAAGATTCCCGACCGCGCCCGCGGCCGTCAGCCCTGTCCCGCCATCTGGAGTGCTAACTGGAGAAGCTACGCCAGCAGCAGCGAACGATAGATTGCCGCTTGCATCTGTGACAAGCGCTTGACCTACAGTGCCGTCGACATCTGGAAA